GCGTCATCGTCGATTGCGACTTCAATAACCTGCTCGCTCGAAAGCTCGATGTATGCGCAGCCGTAGGAATTAAGTTCTTCCAGCAGTGCGATTAAATTGTCGTTCATTGCGTTGCTCCTGATTGGATTGTTCACTTCAGTAACGCCACTTTATCAAATGACGTTACGGCAGTTTTAACAAAAAGTGCTATTCTTTTTCGCCGCTGAACGCTGCCCGATACCCACGGCGGAACCCGTTAATCTCAGACAGGCGGCATACCCCAATGATGATGCAAATCATGCCGATCGCCTGCCAGCCTACGTGGTCATGCAGTACCAGGCCGCCCAGGAAGAAGGCCCAATACAGCGCGAGTTTCTTTTTGCTTACTTTCATACTTTCACCTCAAATAGAACGTTGTTTTCATATGGCCTGTTAAGAAACATCGCTATCTTTTCGTCCGGCATACGGCACGCTAACCAGTTTTCTCCCAACTCAGTTGTTTTCTTGTCGTCCTGCAAAATCCAGACTTCATCAAGGCCGGGGCCGAACATGGCACTGTACTCGCGTCCAGGCGTGAAATAGGTGGATAGTGGCGAATAGCCAGCGTGCGTGCAAATTACTTTTACCGCTTCCATTAGTAGATCCCGTTAGTCCAAACGTAGCCGTGTTCGATTATCTCGCGCGGCTTAACCTTCTTCGGCGCTGGATTTACTCCGCCTCCGCCAGTGTAGAACCCTATTCCATACGTGAAATGAACCTGCTTTGCGAACAGTCCGCCGCTTGCCTGGATGTAAAGGCGGTTGCGCATGGCAAGCCCACTAAGCGTGTTGACCTGCTCGATGCGGTCGCCTTTTACCTTCGAGATCTTGCACATTACTGGCTTTTCGCCAAATTGCCCGGTTAAGCAGTGGCGATCGAAGTCTGATAAACGTATCATCCATCCACCTCAAAGCTGATTTGCGAATCTATGCCAGGCGTGATCTTCTGGCGTGAGTTTCATTAGTTTGTGCGCCTTGCGTGCCATGCGCTTATAGTCGCGGGCGGTAAGTTTCGCTGGGTCGGCAACGAACGATTCGACAATCAACCCCTCGCAATGGTATGCCGGCTGCCATTCCCGATGGGTTAGCCACTCGCTGAAAGTGGTTAGCATGCGAATAGAATACACGTCACTATGAAGGCGCTCTCCACGCTCTCCATAATAGAAGGCTCCGCGCATTTCGCCATCATTCCCAACGTGCAAAAGGTGAATGCGACTTTTCTTTCCTTCGAAGTTGGTTCCGACGATGGCGACGACTGCGTTTTTGACGATCTTCTTCATGGTAAATCTCCGTTGTTTGGTATGTGGCTATTATGCCCGATCCCTTGACCGGGCGTTTAGCAATGCGTGCTATTTCAGGCCTCGAAGGTCAATCTTCGATTTTTCCCAATCAGGGAAGCGAGCCATTGCCCCGATTTGGTCTATCCTGTTTTTTGCCTTTCCCCAGTCGCTCCATGCGTCACCCTGGTCTCCAATAATTCGAACATCTTCGGCTGTAGACTCATAGGCCCAAATTGCACCGTCGGCATCAATGGCGATCGTGTTGGCCCAAATCGGCACGTCAATCGACCGCGCGTCGTCGGGGTCGGGAATGTTAAGCTGGAAGGCAACAACTCTCCTCTTCTTGAGGGTTGCCACCACTTGTTTTTTTGACTTGATTTCGTGAATCATTGCGTTCTCCTTACAGGAACATTCCAGCCAGGCGCAGGCGGTTGATGATATCGTCACGCTTGACGCGGAGGCCGTCATAGTAGTCTTCGAGTTGGGGATCCCATGACGGCAGTTCAAGCATTGCTTTCATCTCATCGCAGGCTACTTTAAGCGCGTTGAAGTTCTGCTCGACGGCGCGACGGTGGGCTGCTGCGTTCAATTCGTTGTTGTGGTTGCCAATCATGTTTTTGCTCCTCTGTTTGGATGGGGCAATAATAACGCATTGCCCCGATCGAGTTTTAGCAAAAAGTGCTATCTTTCCACCTCGTGCATATCGCCAACCTAAAGATAATAAGCGATATCAAGGCGGCTCATTGTGGGGTGGGACCAGCCGCATTCATTCCAAATAACATCGCCCTCGCCTTTAGTCCACATAGTTTCACCATCCCAGCGCCAAAGGCGGTTATTGAGGCGCGATCCGTAGACCGCGCCAGGTTTTACATCGCTCGCCTTAAAATTCATAATCGACAACCCCGAACTCGTTGACGATCTGCGCCTTGTAAAATCCACCGTTTGCCTCCAGGTTGTAGCACGCCGCCACGGTCTCGAACTCGCGCACTTCTGGCTTGCTGTTTTCGTGTTCCCAGGTGATCAGAGTAATCATTTCGCTTTCCTCGGTTCGTTGTCGATGAAGAGATAATACCCGATCTCCCTGACCGGGTTTTAACAAAAAGTGCTATTGCGGATAGTCGAGGCTGATGATGTTATCCGACTCATCGGCCATCATCGCCAGGACGTTCGACGCTCCGATGAATTCCGGCTTCGTCACTGCCTGGCCCGTCTCGGTGATGTGCTGAATGTAAGATTCAGATTCCGGAAGAAATGACATTAACAGCAGGTCGGCTGTAACGCATTCCAGGGCGGTTGGATTTTCGTCGTCCGATGCCCTGGCAATGGCTGCGATAACCTCCTGTTCGTCGATTGGCGTGTCGCCCAGGCGCATCGGTGCCGCCGGGTCGTTTTGGTCTGGATGTAGTTTCATGATTGTGCTCCTGTGATTTTGGCTTTCAGCGCCATTGTGTAACCGTTGTAAAGCAGTCCTTTCGGAATCACTTCGTCAATGATGGCAAGTATTCTTTCCCGCTCAGAGATAGCGCCCTGCCGCCTGTATGCCTCAGCCTCCAAGTTTGAGCTAGTCATTGCGTCGAACTCGGTAAAGACGGAGATTAACCCCGCCCCCAGGCTCACTCGCAACACCTCGCCCGGCTCCAGGAGTTTCAGCAACGGCCTGCGGAAATGGTTGTCGACAGGATTAACGCCGAACTTCTCCACGAACTCCACCGCCGTCATCTGGATACGCCGCCCGCCATCCAGGAACATGCGCCGGATCTCGGAAGAGCGGTTGCCAGTGAATGCGCCTTCAGGTTTAGCGGATTCCTGGCTCCTTCCGACTGGCCTGGTGGCGTCGCCAAACGTGATGGATTGCAGCCATTCATGGTAAGCGGCTTGCTTTTCTGCGTCGTACCGCATCCACTCGGACACATCGACTTCTTCGAACTCATAGCCTTTATATTGCATTTGTGTTTCCCCAACACTTACGGCGTTTGGTAATGTTTCGGAAGGTGATAATACAGGCCGCAGGCCTTGACGTCAAAGGGTTTCGGCGTGTTTGGTAAGATTTGCTGTCATCCCCTATATATCCATATATACATTTTTTCGCGGCGGAACATCTAAAAAATTATGGCTTGCGCAAGGGGAATCCATAACCTACCCGGAGAAATCTTACCAAACATATATATAGATAAAGAGTAATAATAATAATATTATTATTTATCATATACTTACTATCTATATATGGGGCTATACTGGTCAATTTTTGCGCAAATTTTAGGTAAGATGATTCCGCCCACACACTCCCACACGACGTAAATGTTGGCGAAACACACCTGGCGCTTTTGCTGGCTTCGATCGGCAAATTGCGTGCATGGTGCATACGTTTATGCAATTCGTTGCAAATCCTGAAACGCTCCACCAAGTCATTGCGCAGAATGAAACAATCAAAAGCAATCATGATTCGTCAAAACTAATCATCAGGGAATCAAGTGCAATCACGGACTATTCCACTATTCCTAATCGGTGGAATAATCAGCAATCGCAGGAATAGCATTTTTTTGTCAAAAGCCATCCGATCGACTTTGCTATGATGACTTCAACGAAACGAATTGAGCCAAAGGGGCTAAAGCTATGAAACTTCAACGCGAATCTATCAATCTGGGCAGCGAGTATAACGGCAAGTGGAACTTCGTTATCATGGATAGCGACGCCGACAAGATCGAAGCGGTTGAGGAGGTGTTATGCAAAATGGCCACTGGCTTCTCTGTCGGCGGAGAAGAGAAAACCTGGGGCGACTACTGCGACCAATGCCCTTGCTATGACGATGGTTATGGCTCCGGCTTCTGGATTCCGGTCGAAGATGTTCCGGCCTTCAAAGAGGCGTACAAGGCAGCGAAGAAAGCAGTAAAATAAGCACGAATTGCTAAACGCCGGGCCGAAAGGCCTGGTATAGTTAACCAATAGAAACCAGTCAGGAGATTAACCATGAAAGCATTTGCGGATGTAGTCGTCGGGGATAAAATTCAATATGGCGCAAGCGATCTGTTCCGCACCGTAACCGATATCGAGAAGGGTCGCGGCGTCAACGGGTTTACTGTCTTCGTGGTGCTCGACGGCGTTGCACGCTTTGCGGTTGACGCTCGTGATTGGGTTTTCTGCATCGAGAAGGGCCAGGTATGAGAAAGCGGAGGGCCGGGGAGGTGGTTTGCACCTGCGATGCTTACCCATTCCCTCATCGAATGTTCGGCGGTTCGTGCAACGGGATCGCCATTGTCATTGCCAGCGTTGGCGGTGCGGAGTGCCAGCATTGCCAGCTACTGAACAACGGGTCGTGCGAGGTGCTGGCGGGTATCGAGAATCCGATCGAATGCCATTACGTCGCCGACTTCATCCGCCAAAACGAGGTTAAAATATAATGCGAACAGTTACCATTTCGAACAGCTTTTCCTACATCATCGGATGGCCGGAAGAACGTATCAAAGCCATCCGCGACAAGGTGACCAATGACGTTACCGATGCCTTCAGCGCTGCGGCCAAAGCTGCGATCACGCATTACTACGGTCGTGGCACGGAAGAGTTCAGTGCGGACAGCGCGCCTTTCCTGGTGGTCAAAAAGGAAGGTGGGAATGTATGGCAAATCAACGACAAGCAGACTGGCGAGTTTATCTTCGGATCGGTTCCGTGCCGGGTCGGAAGCAACGATGTTACCATCCAGGAACTCGGCGATCATGAACCTCGCGTTCAGCGCACGATCTACATCAGCCAGGATTACGCGACCTGCGTTCCGGCATAGCACGTTTTGCTAAAACAACATTGCGGGATAGTGGCATACTATCCCAACACCAACAAGCAAAGGAGCTACACAATGAACCATCCGAAGACTGATTCCATTCTCGCCGTCCTGAACGCACATGGCCGCGTCGTTCTCCGCATGAACCGCGCCTCCGGCTTCACTCAGATCACGATCACGAAGTCGAAAGTCCGCTACATCATGGGGACGGTTCCGGGCGGTCGCCTCGTTCAGTCCTCCCTGGCTGGCGTCACGCTGACACTGGAATCTAACAGAATGTTCATTGAGGCGTGGAAAGCATGAAAAATAACGATCGAAACAGAGACTCATCAGGTCGCTTTGTAAGCAACCCGCTAAGATATGGCGGGTTTCACGTTTGCAAAACCTGCGGAGAAAATAAAGAGTGCACGCCTGAAAATTACAGGCTAATGAACGTAGGTAAAAAATGCGAAAGTGTAAGCAAGGAGTGTCGAAAGTGCCAAACAGCAAAAGGATATAAGCGGCACAAGAAGATGATGGAAAACAAGGAGTTCGCGGAAAAAAGAAAGAAGACCGCTAAATCATGGAGGGAAAGAAATAGGCTTAAAGTGATGCTTAATAATTACATTAGCATTGACGAAAAGAAAGGCATGACCTGCACTTTAACGCAATCAGATCTGGAGCGTATAACTTCTATGCCATGCCATTACTGCGGAGACACTAACAGGATCGGAATTGACAGAATTAATAATAAGATGCCGCACACTTCTGAAAACTCTTTGCCGTGCTGCGTTGAGTGTAATGTTGCGAGGAGTAATAATTTCACAACCGAAGAAATGATGATTATAGGAGCGGCGATAAGGGAAGTAAAAAGAAAAAGAAAATAGCATTTTTTGCTAAAACTACCCGGCGAAAGTCGGGTAGCATTACCCCATAGAAACGCAACGGAGTAAACGGAAATGAAATTTATTATCTTGATGATGTTAACTATTTTGTGTATGTCCGGGCCTGGTGGTTTTATCTTTGCCGTCATGATGTTAGTTGTTGCCGGGATTATTGATGTTCGTCATCACCACATAATGACTGATTTAAGGATTAATCGGCTGATTAATGATATCAAGGCCGCTTGCGAAGGCATGGAAATAAAGGTGGTGAAGAAATGATATCTCAAAAACTCGCCGAAGTATGCCGCGAAGTTCTCATGATGAATAATGGCGGCGCAACCCTGACTGCGATGCAAAATAAAATTGAGTCGCACGTTGGCTTTAAATTGAGTTGCAGAAATAAAGCTGACTTTCTGGATCTGGTTAACCTGTATATCGAGATGGGAGAAAGAAAATAAATGGCGAAGTCAATCAAGATTAAATGCACGTCAAGCCGTGCCGTTAACATCCATGAAAACAACCTTTATTCCGCCCGCGTCGACGATGAAGGCAACGTGTCAATGATGGTATATGACAGCGTAGAACTGAAGAAGAAGCGCGTTATTTTGTCGGTAGGCGTTAGCGGTGAGTTGTTTATTGCTGGCGACGGCGGAGCGGCGATTGCGACGTTCATCGAACTCAAAACCAAAACGCTAAAATGCGTCGGCCTTGACCATAGCAACCCGATGAAAAAATCATTCAGCGTCGGCAAGCGCTACCAGGTAGAAAGCGGTCGTGCGCTCGGTGCTGTTGCTGGATACATCTTCGACCGTGACGGATGCCGCTGGACGCTGTACCGCGAGGAAGTTGGCTTCAGTGTATCGGACGGAACGACTTTCGAAGCTAAATACCTGTGACTGGTTCGGGGCCGTGCGCCCCGATAATCCAAGCGCGTTTTTCAAGCGTGTTTAGATTATCACTGGATCTCGGATTTAATACGGCATATGATTAGCTGAACGATTAACCAATCAGGAGCAAGGGCATGTTTTTAAATGACCGCGTATCACCGCAAGATATTATCGCCATCGCAGAAAGGGAGGGGATCAGTCCCCTGCGCGTTGCGATTCGCGCGAACGGGTATCGTGACTCCGTTTCATTCTGGCCAAAGCCCAAAGATATCGACGTAAACGCGGATAAATACCCAACAATCTCGATCGCAAATGATTACGATGTGGTCGGCAAGCTGGCGCTCAATGCTGCTCGCTCTATCCAGTTCCCGGAATCTTCGGTTTACATGCATTTCATCGGATCCGTATCCGCAGCGATGATGGGTCGCTTTTGGGTCGAGTACCACGGCAGCGAGCAACCGACAACGCTTTACGTTATTACGTCGCAGCCGCCTTCCGCTGGTAAGTCTGCCATTAACTCGCTGGCCATCGATCCGATCGTCGCCGAAGTAGAGCGCATTAACGAGTCGCGCAAGAAGGAACGTAAGAAAATCATGGCGAAGTTGTCCGCCAACAAGCAGGCGCTTAAAGGGGAGTTGTCGCAATCTGATATGGTGAAACTTTTCGAAGATCGTGACGAACTGGAAGAGAAACTTGAAAAATTATGTGATCTAACTTTCCCGGTATCCGATACCACCCCGGAAGGTCTGGCGAAGATTAACAACCGCCAGGGAAACTTTGCCGTTATCTCGGATGAGGCGACGGCGGTTAACAGCCTTTTGGGGATCACGTATGGCAACGATGGCGGCAAGAAGACGAACAGCGAACTGGTGCTCAAAGCATGGGATAAAGGCCACGTATCGATCGCTCGTGCCGACGTTAGCAATAATATGTCATTCGTGGCTTTGGGCTGCATTTGCGTAATTGCCCAGGATGAAACCATCGACGCCATCATGCAAGCGGGTTCTCGCGGGATCGGTGTCTCGGAGCGTTTCCTTTTGGTTCGTGAGCAAACACGTTTGGGTGAACGAGTGTTCATCGACGAAAACGGGAATTCGACCTATGAGCCGATCGACCAGTCACTGAAGGCAGATTACTTCCGGCTGATTCATGACATTATGAGCGAATCAAACGTTAAGTTGCAGGTTACTGATGCAGCCATGCGGAGACTGAATAAGGCCCGCCAGGAATTAGAACCGAAGTTAGGCGACGGTGGCAAGTATTCGCATACTATGCTTCGCGGTGCGATGGGTAAGTTTGATAAGCAGGTTATGCGTCTGGCGTCCGTGATTCACACGATCCGGAACTGGCAACCCGGCGGTAAGCGTTCGAAGAAGATCGACACAGCTACCATTGACGAAGCGATCATCATGTTCCATGAATTAAGCAAAACGTATTTGTCGTCTGCTGACTCTTCCGGCTTTGCTGGTGAGGGAGCGGAAATTAAAGCGCTGTATGACGTTATCGCCAGTCGTTGCAAACAGGCAAAAGGTGTTATGACCGTCCAGGGCATTTATAACGCCTGCCGTAACCTGAAGATCTTCAAAGGCCAGGCCGGGGTGAGCAAAAAGATTAAGGAACGCTTATTGCCGAAGATGGAGGAATTAGGCTTTGTCTGCGTGATGGATTCCGAAGTCTTTATCAACCCGTCGTTCATGAGGTAATTATGTCAAGAGCAAAAGTTAGCACGATGGAAGACGTCGCCGAGTTCCGGCGACTGTTTAGCTATAGTTATGGAAAGTTGTTTTGGAAGGTTAGCACCTGCAATCGTGTGAAGGTTGGTGATGAGGCTGGGGGCGAGAATAGTAACGGGTATGTGGTAATAAAGGTTAGAGGTGTATTTCGCAAGGCTCACCGGATTATATGGGAGATGCATAAAGGGCCAATACCGGAAGGTATGGAGATTGACCACGAAAACCATATTCGCAATGATAACAGGATCGAAAACTTGCGCTTGGTTAGCAGTAAGGGTAACAAAAAGAACACGACAAGGCGATGCGACAACTCAAGTGGCGTGACTGGAGTTCATTGGTTCAAGAGAGAATGCAGGTGGAAAGTTCAGATAAAGGTTGACGGAAAGCAAAGGCACCTTGGTATATTCTACAACTTAGATGATGCGGTCGCTGCCAGAAAGGCAGCGGAGCGTCAATATGGCTTCCATGAAAATCACGGCAATGAAAAGGTGGTTGGTTATGGCGTTTCTTCTTGATGTATACCGATTCTGCGAGTCACGTAAAGAATTCAACCGACAGGATCTTGCGAGGTTCGTGTGTTCACACAGAGAGAGTGATAGAATTGCAAATGCGGCGAATGTCACTCGCAGAATATTTGCGTCAATGGTCTCTAAGGAGTTTTTAGCGCGAAGCTATACGAATGGATACCTTGACGGAAAAAACGGCGCTGTGTGGTGTACGGGGCCGGATAACAGGGAGATAGGTTTTGATTTCCAGTCGTTCGAAGGGATGGATAACCGATATATGTGGGAGATGATGCACCTTGACCAACTCAGTGATGAACAGCTTTTCGGGAAACCAGGTGGAAGATCTGATAACGGAAGTTCACAGGCTTGTTTGTGTGAAACAGATCACACCAGAAAATTACTTGCGTGCCGCGCTCATCTTGCTATATCAAGGAATGGCCGCAACCAACACGGTTGAACATGGTATTAACGATGAAGATGGAGTAGCGCTATTGCACGTCAAGCGGTACATATAGAAAAAGGGGCATTACGCCCCTTTGTTTTTTCGTTCCAGCCAAAGACAGAACACCCCGATCGCCAGCATTACCACCCCAACACAACCAGTCATCCACGGAATCAGGCTTCCGCTTTCGTCATTCCGGATCTCGATCTTGTCCGCCGTGATCTGGTTGGCGTTAATGCTGGAGGTCGTTACGGATTTCTTGTTCGACGTGTCAACCTTACCCACCGCCGACTCCTTAAACGTGGTCTCCTGCTTGCTCGACGTGTCCGTTTTATTCGTCACGCCAACCGCCTGTTTCACGTTCTCCGCGCCAACTTGCGCTGTCATATCCGGCTTGCTACCCACCAGATCGGAAATGATCGGGACGCTTGACGCGCAACCGGAAACGATGGCAACCGCCCACACGATAAATCCGATAGCCAAAGCTCGTTGAAAATTTAATGTGCTCATTTTAGATCCTTAATGCACAGATTGAATTCCTGATCCCGGCGATTATGCAGGCCGCGCGATTTTTCCATCTTGCCCGTTTTCGGGTTGCGATAGTACGTCCAGCGGTAAAGCTGTTCGCACGCCTCATATAGCCGCCCCTGGTTCGTCAACTTCAGCATAGTGCTGCCGGAGTATGCGCCGCCGCCAGCGTTGAAAGTGAAGCTGTACATCGACGCCCTGAAGGTGTCCGGCACGGCCACTTTGATTTTGCTGTCAACTACACGCTTTGCGACCTGGATGTGCTTTGCCAAAAGAGCATCGCACTCTGACCGGGTATAGGTTTTCCCCTTGATTACGTCCGGCCCTGTGATGCCTTCGCATACCGTCGAAACGCCAGCGATATCGGTATAAACTTTGTATTTCGTGTCCTCCACTTTTGGGAGGAAGGCGACAGCGATCGCCATCGCCGCCGCGAATGTAACCCGCGTTTTAATCCCCATGTTATTTACTCCTGATCTTCACCGCCGTTTTTATATCCCCGGCTTCCAGCGCTTCACGAAGCGCCTTTGAATCTCGCCAGCGCAACCACGCGCCGAAGGAGCCGAATAGAATCATGAAAAATAAACCAATGGCTGCAATGATAAGTTGCCCGGTCGCAGAGCCTGCGAGGGTAACACCGCCGCTACCATTGGTTGCCGCGTTGATGAATTCCCGCATGATATGCAACCTCTGTTAGTTAAGTGATAATGCGATGATATATGCGTTGGGCCAAATAAAGAACAAAAAAAAGGGAACCTGTTAAGGCTCCCAAAGTTTAAGGCGGTGATAATAAAGGCATTACGTAGAGAATATTAATACCCTTCAAAAACCATATCAAGGATTTTTTGCGCGTCGTCTTCAGGCTCTCCAGTAGTCATATCAAAATCGAATTCGTGATAAGTTTCGCAAATCAGATCCGGTCGGCTAATATGCTTGCGGCTATCACCCTCGAAAGTCATGCCGTCACGATTCAGGCGAACGACAAAGACGTTTACGCTATCGTGCGCCGCGATGTGCTCTACTTCTTCGTCAAATCCGCCGTCGCTGACGACGAAACTAACAGGCGAATTCACGACGGAATCGCAAAGCAACTTGCCGAACTGCTTTTTGCCTAACGTCGGCTTTACGAAATTTTCGCTAATGTGAATCAGGAATTCACGCGGCGAGCGGTCGCCTAAAAAGTCGCACTTGACTTCTTTCCGGCTGCGGTCGTGGTAACGGACGGAGAAGCGGGCAAAGTCGGTTGCACCCAGGATGGCGCGCGCAATGTCAAACATCGGTGATTTGAAACTAAGGATCCGATACTCCCATTTACGGGCGATGATTTCCGCGATGGTGTCTTTTCCGATGCCCGGCGCGCCGTTGAGGATGATTACATTTTTCATTTGTCTACTCCATGAGATTTCAGATGGTCGTGAAGGTTTTCGCCGTAGTCGCATACCTGGTAAGTTGTGATGCCCAGGCTGCGGAAGTGCGCAATAACAGTGGGGCTATCATCCCACGCCGCAACGATTCGCTCAATGCCAATCTTGCGTAAAACTTCCTCTTTGATAACCGTATCTTTCCGGTTGTCGGAGGCGGAGCGCATAATCAGCAGGTCGTAATGCGATGCGCCATTTTGCACCAGCCATTTTTCAGTGATCTCGCGTGCCTCATCACTTCGCCCGGTCAGGATGATGACGATAAATCCTGCTGCGCGCATGGCCTCCATTACCAGGATCGTGTCCGTAATTGGAGCGTCGCCGCCAGCCGCCATGTTGAACGCCGTCCAGCTTTCGGTTAGGTGGAGATCTTTTTTCGGCAGTAGGTGCAAACGGTGGTTGCCATTGGACAACGTGCCATCGAGATCGAAAATGCAGATATTTCTATTCATCGGTTTTCCTTGTTGGCCCCTCGCGGGGCCGTTGTGGTTACATGTTCGGGCGGTAGATAAAGCGGCCTACTTCGCCATATTCTTTGCTGTACAGAATAACCGCCGCCTGGCGATAGGAGCGCCAACCACCGCGAGCGGCGTAAGCGTCTTTGGCCCCTAACTGGCCGTGTACTTCGTCAATCCCTAACGAGTGCTCCGTGACGGTCTGGTGATGCCAATGGCCAGAATGCGTGTAGATGTAGTCGCATTGCCCGAACTCCTTGCGGAAGTCAGTAGCCATTGCTGCGAGGCGCGTTTCTGCCTTCTTCATCGTGTGGCCGTGAGTGTAGCCCAGCATCGTTTTGCCCCATACGGTGCGATGCAGAATGGCAGGGCTGACGTCAACGAATACGCGCGGCTCATTTTCATAGAACGCTGCGAGCGCTGCACGCAACCAGATCATGCCAGCCTGATCGTGGTTCCCCTCGATTACCTGCACCTCTACTTCCGCGTGATTACTCAGCAATAGCGACACTGCGCGACGCAGAGAACGGATGGCAACATAAACAAGTTTTGCGTATCTGCTATCCTGATCGAGAACGTGACCGCTTGCCGGGGTTACTGCGTCCAGGCCGTCACTGTGAAGGAAGTCACCACCGACCAGCAAAACAGCTTTTTGTGATTGCGGAGCCACTGACACGGAATAATCAAAGAAGCGGTTTAGAACCTTCTCTGCCGTGCTGGTATCATAGTTCTCGCCGCATTCATGCTTATGCGCCATTGCCCCAATATGCAGGTCGAAGATCGGGTACAGGGCAAGCTGATCTTCAATGTAGAACTTCGATTCATCCAGCGGTTGCTGTTCGGCTCGCGGAAGGTCTTCGCAGAAAGCCGCCTGCGCCGCCTCCATAAGTGCGACCATGCGATCGCGGTCTACTTCCGACTTAACCCACCGAACGACCTCGGAGCCGTCCGCGCGAATCATCGTCGACGTGCCTTTGACGCCGAAGCCGTCCGGGATATGCTTCGCAACGTGGGCGTTTCCGTGTAGGTGTCCTTGTCGCGCCAGGCGAACGCCGCGACGTTCAACGCTTCGAATGTTCATGCCGAACTCTTCCGCGATCTCGCGGTATGTTTTCCCCTCCTCGCGGGCGGCTAAAAATTCTTCGTCTGTGATTTTAGGTGACATAATTTATCCCAATTGAATTGCATAGTTAATGATTGCGATCGTAAACAGGATCGCCGTAAATAAGATCGCAATATATCGCATTCTTCACCTCCCCGCTACTTGTAATATTTCTTCTGCTGCTTAGACTCATGGATGAACATCTTCAGCGCGTCGGCCTCCGCTCGCGTTGCCACTGCTATTCGCGTGCGCTTCACCGGGCGCTCGTGTAGATAGGTGAACTTCCCGCCAAAAATAATTGATATATCTTTGATATCGAAATACTTTGCGATCTTCACGATATCATCACTTATTCCAGCTTCTTTTGCGTGCTGCCATACGGCAGCGCGACCAGTCTCGACAATCATCATTCGTCACCGTAAATGCAAAAACCTTCGGCCATTTGCTCATACATTGCCACACTTTCCAGGCCGTACCCGGCGCGAAAATAAATCTCACCGACTACACCATCAAGGCCATTCTCTGAAGGGTTCGCCATGTAGTCGGCCATGCACAGGCGAGAAAGGTTAACCAGGTGGCGAGATACAACTTGCGCTTTTGCTGGTACGATCTTGATGGTGTCTGCAATGGTTTTGGTTTTCATGGCGTTTGCTCCTGATTGGTTGATGGAGTAATAATACCCGCACGCGGCGGGTATTGTTTAGCAATTAGTGCTGTTTTGCGAAATACTCCGCGCCTTCATGCGATTTAAACTCAATCAATTCTCGTTCAAGAATTTCTAGCCAGTCAGCGACCGGGGTTCCGTTGTCTATGAACTCCATGTAGGTTCCGTCGATGGTGTCAGCAAAGGCTAACTTTTCCTCATCCGTCCCAATGAAGCCGTATTTGTCCAGCAATTCAACCACGATCCGAAGATACTCGGTGAAAGATTCTATCTGTTCCATTTTTCAGATCCCACGTTTGCGCATACGCTTTTTAGCTAATGAATGGCAAATCTCGCTTACCGGAATATAAAGCGTTTTTTGCTCCTCTCCAGGCTTGAGCTTGCGCATGATGAAAATAACACTTCCTTTATTGTTGTTGTCGACTGGCTTCCCGCTTAATCCGTTGATAAAAGCGAGGCGACCGGATCGGCTTAACTGGTTCCCGTCATCATCCTCTTCAACATCGGCAACAATCCATATAATTTCGGCGGCCATCTTCTGCGCGTCACGGAACCAAGCTGTAGAATTGTCGCCGGGTAGCAGAATATCGATCTGGTTGTCGTGCTCCATTTGCTCAATGGCCTTGAGAATAAACGGATCTGGAAACGAGTAAGGCGGATTCAGCCAAACGTGCTTGTTTTTTCCCCACCAGCGTTTAAGGCAATCTGTTTTTTCGTCGTAGAACTTCGGGCAAACTGCATTGCTTTGGTCTGCCGCTGCGTCAAGATCGTAAGGGCCATAACGCTCTTCCATGTATGCGATCAGGCTGCGATCGGTCGCCCACTTATCTCGCACGATATCAGGCGTTTTGCTCCAGGCGTATCGGTTGCCTGTTACCTGGTAAAACTTGTCGGGCCTGACAGCCTGATAGTGTCCGCCAGTAGCAAGGGCATTGCCAATAAACGTTTCGCGCTCCAATTGCTCAAACGTGATGAATGCGTCACGAGTGTCTTTGTCTGTGATATCTTTTGCCATTATTATTTAACCTCGCAGGTTAAGGTATTATGAAAAGCGCCCACACTAACATCAATGGTGTTTTTGTTGACTACATAATGAGCGTACCAGAAAGGAGTAAGCAGTTTATATTGATTTTCTCCAGCGCCATCAATTATAACGCCAGAGTTTTCACCCTTGACAACTTTCATATATTTGCTAGTTACCTAGAACGCCTCACCCCCGCAATCATATGTTTTCGGTTTTTCGCTGCAACCAATAAGACCAAGAGACAGAACAACTAAAGCCAGCATCTTTTTCATTTTCAACACTCCGTTCTTCGTTTCTATGGGGAAATGATACACGGCTTTCGCCGGGCGGTTTTAACAAAAAGTGCTATTTTATGGCATCGCAGAAAGCGATCTTGAATTGCTCGAAGCCATAGGCAACGGCGGAGAATCCTCCGCGACGCCGGACGGCAGCAAGGAATTCCCTTTGCTCCTTGCTCACTGGCGACGCCTGCGCCTTACCCTGGCGCTTTAGCTCAATGGCTGCGAACGGGTATTTGCCACCGAAACCAATCATGATAACGAAGTCGCTAACGCCTTTAAGCAATCCCATTTGATGATCGATAACCGCGCTCGCCTTGTGCTTGCTGCCTTCGTTGACTGTATGCCAGAACAGATAATCAGGGTATTCGTGCCGCAGCCACGAAACGCTATTCATCTGATCGATTTTCTCAAGCGGGCAAGCCTTCACAGGCCCGCCGTAGTATTCGAGATAATCACCTTTATCTGCGATCATTCTGTGTCTCCAAAATCTTTGCGTGAAATAATATCTTCCTTCTTACCGTTAACGCGATGCGTTACGCGCTTCGGCGCTCGGAAGTAATGCGCATTCTCAAGGATTTTTCGCGCATTTTTCATTCCGCCCAACTTGCCGCGCATTACCGCGTCGTCAACGTGCTGGAAGACTGCCTTTTGCCGCCACAACTTGCCGCAAATCTGATTCTCTGATTCCGGGAAGAACTTTTCCCTTGCGGTGAATCGCTCGCCGTCATGGTTCAGTAACACGTAATTGAAGATGATCCCGGACTGATTGCGAGTCAAGCCGATATCGAACCCGACAACATCATACCAGTCATTCTGCGTATAGTGCTTCCCGGTGAGATTGTCATTGGGGTCTTTAAGCTGCACCCCGCAGCATCTGCACTGGCGAGCAACAATATCGTTTTCAGCGTAACACCCTTTTACTTTAATCTTCCCTGTTCGTGGGTCTTTCTGGTCTTCGCAGCGCTGCGAGATCCAGAAGTATTCGCAACGATTACCGTTGCTGTCTTTGTGGATGCATCGGCGGGCGTACTCGCTATTTTCTCCCTTGCATACCGGGCAAATTTTCGGGCCGTTCTTGCTGCTCTTGCGTCTTTGGTATTGCGCCTGCTCAAGAATCGGATCGAAATATAGCTGGCCCAAATCGTCCATAGTCCCTGCGAAGTCCCAAACTAAATGGTCTTCCTTTACCCACGAGTAAGGCGGCTGTTTTTGCCAGTCTTTTAGCAGTCGCATACCGCGCCCCAAAAGCTGAATAAGCAACGTAAGCGATCCGATCTTGCGCAATATCACCGAAAAATCCCAAAACGGAACGTTAACGCCAGTGGTAAGGGCCATCACCTGGAAGATGTATTTAATCTCCCCGCGATTCGCCTTGTCCAAAATTTCGCCGCGTTTCTTCGAGTTGGTCTTCTCGGTGATGATCGCGTATGTGGCGTCCGGCGGTAAGTAGCTTGCCGCTTCCTTGCAATGCCGCTGGCCAGCGCAAGTAATAAGAACGCCGTTTCGGGTTTTCGCACGCTCCACGACCTTTTGCATAATCAGCTTCGTCATTTCGCCGGATTCATGGATTTTCTTTTCCATCTTGCGCAATTCTTCCGCGCTAAAATCCTGCGTACCGTCCTGACTGGAACCGTGGAATTCTGAAAGGTCATACCCCAACCCATCCGCCTCGGTGTCACCGAAGATGGTGGGAACTACTGAACCGAACTCGACAAGATAGTTTGTGTTAATGTCGGTGATCTGCTCGCGCCAGAATCCCGGCTGCGTCTTGTCTTCCTGCAAGATGGGAACCACCCCGCGAAACTCCGACCCCGTATAGCCGACGATGCGAAGTTCTCGCCCTGTCTTCTCAAGGCACCTCCGCATTAACTCACAAATGACGATAGTGTACTGCGTGCGACCGCCGCCGAATTCTACGTCGTCGAATTTTTCGTCGTATGGGTGGTCGGCATCGACAAGTTCCCCGTTCACGCGATACGGCTTATCCTTCGGCCTGCTCATGTACTCGAACGATTCATTGTTGGCGATCGCCTCCGCCAAATCTTGCCAGTCAACCTGGTGGCATTCGTCAATGGCCAGAACTGAAGGCACGTAGTCGCCAAGCATTTTAAACAGGCCATTAACCACCGTCCCTTCAGATCCGACGACGATCGGGAAGTATGCCGCCTTTGTGCCTAACCCGGCGCAATAAACGGAGTTGGGAACATCGAGGTTACTGATCTCCTCTGAATCCTGCTTCACGATCTCGGCCTGGCGAGCAAGAACCATCATGGGTAAGTTCATTGCCTTGCACTGCGCCGCGAGCATGGCGATCATGATGGTTTTCCCGGCGGAAACCGAAGCCTTAATGTAAAAAGGATGTTCATATTTTGCGATCCGCTTCGCGGTCTCAATATACGCAACCGCCTGATACGGGTAAGGAACGATATTTCCGACGGTGAACCGCTTTTGTATTAACGGGATCTTGTCTGCGTAGGCTTCAATTTGTTGTTCAATTGTGAGCATGGGCAATCCTAATTTGTCATTAGCATAGTTGCGTGTATAATACAGGGAACATTTTATCATGTTTAACAAAAAATGCTATGAGGGTTAAATTATGGAACAAATGGCAAAGATTGATAAGCGAACTTTGAATGGCAATAACGGAACATCGCGCGGGAAAGATAAGAAGAAACGCAAGCGACCGACTGGTTACTATGTACTGAAGGATGAGGTTCGCGCCGGGTTGACTGCACGGATGGAACTGGTTATTGATGCCTTCGGTGGCATCGCTGGAACGGCAAAAGAGTTGGGAGTTAGTATCCAGGTTGTTCAGCAGTGGCGTAAGCGCGGCATGATCTCAGCCGATGGCGCTTATCTCGTACATAAGAGCTACCGCCGGAACAATTGCAAAGGTTTCCGCGCCTCATTCTGCCGACCAGATTTAAGATTTGACAGCAACGGCAAGCCAGTGACGCGCCGATGCGACCGCCGCGAAATGCTCCGTGTAGTCCGATAGCACAATTTGTCTAAACACTAAACGCCTGCCGGGTTATCATTCTCGTGTAGGCGTTTTTTATTTGGAGGTAACGACGTGGATTTTTACGATGAAAAAGAGGTTTTGCCGTACATGGCTGGCATGTGGCGCGAAGCGTTGCAGAACATTTGCGGCATCCACTCTCGATACTTCAACGGCAAGCACCAGGACTGCCCGAACTGCGGCGGCAAAGACCGATTCCGCTGGACTGACAAGTTAGAAACGCGCGGCGACGGCGGCGCATACTGTGGCGGCTGCGGTGCTGATAAGGGGATCGGCTGGTTAATGAAGTTAAGCGGCCAGCCGTATAGCGAATGCATCAACATTCTTGGGCGCTATCTCGGAAAGGTTCCGCAAGAATACGTGGTCAAGAGAAACAAGCAGGTGTCTCGTGATAACGGGTATGACTACGGAAAGATGGCAGATCATGAAAGAGTGCTGGCAGTTTTAAACAGAACGGAGGCCGTCGATAGCACGCCTGTAACGCTATATGATGGCATTGAAAATGAGCATGTCAAATCATATCAGGTTGGCGTAAAAACTCACGAGAACGGCAGACAGGAGCTAATTCACGCGCTACCGATGCAACTCGTGCATGAAGATGGGTTGGATGATGAGTATTGCAATATCCTGTTCATTGATGAAGAAGGCAGGGAGAAGATGTTAGCTGGAGATCTGACCTTCGGATCTGTGATAGTGACCAATCAGAGCGACGACGGTAACGGGCCGATTTACCTTGCTCGATCCTGGATTGAGGCGATGCACTTCAATATTGCCAGTTCGTTCAAGTGCGACGTTTGGGCCTGCATCATACCTTCCAACGTCGAGATCGTGGCGTACCGGTATAAAGGCAAGGGCGGAGAAGGTAAGCGAGAAATGCGGGTAGTTTGCCGTCGTGGAGATAGGGATATGCTGGCGGCCGCCGACGATCGGGATCTAAAGGTTATCGTTCCGAACGGTGACAACTTCAAGCTCGGCTTTGAGCGTAAGTTATACAAGGCATCATCTCTTCTCTGATTAAATATTGACCAGAAATTAGGTAAGATTGAGAAAATCAGTCTTACCTTTTTTTTATGCCTGAAATTCAGTGACTTGCAACTGGTCGAACCACTTTAGGTAAGATTTAGTAAGATGAATCTTACGTAAATTTCGCGCAAAATTTAACCAATTAACCGCCATATATAGATAGTAAGTATATGATAAATAATAATATTATTATTACTCTATCTCTCTATACTTATCTTGGTAAGATTTATCCGGGGTACGTGTCTTTTTTCGCTGGATTTCGCGCCAGATTTTTCATGGATATTTACCTATAGGGATCTTACCATCTTACTGATTTGCATTAACTCGATGAAATATATAGGAAAAATCACGTAAGATGCATCTTACTAAATCTTACGTAAATTTCGCTCATTTTTTAACCAACTGCGGATAGCACTTTTTGACTTGCGCCGGGAATCGTCATGCGTATACTTAACGCAACGAAACCACAAATGGAGCAATATCAATGGCTGAAGCAATTTTCAGGGCATACACCAGCAGTGAATTGACTAACGAGCAATATCACGATCATGATTCCTGGTGCGCGGAGTACGTTAGCGGCTCAAGCCTCGGCGATATTTACGCAACATCCCCGGCGCACTGGAAATACAAGGTGCGTGAGGAAACCGCCGCGCTGGCGTTCGGAACCTGTTCGCATACCTGTATGCTTGAGACGGCAAAGTTTAATGGCGAGTACCTGCGGGCGACTTCTCCGGGCGAGGTTAAAGATCTGATTACGTCGAAGTCGGCACTGTCTGCGAAGCTGAAAGCGTGTGGCCTGATTGGGACGTCCAACAAGGATTACCCGGAACTTCTGGAAATGGCATATCGCGCCGGGATTGACGTAAATGTTTGGTGGGCGATTGAACTTTGCGACGAAAGCGCCGCGATGAACTCCGGGCGCAAGCTGGTTAAGGATGTTGATTTCGATGCCGTTGTTCAAATGCGCAGCGTGATGCTGGCCAACCCGCGACACGCCGCATGTATCGAATCGCCTACCGCACAGCGTGAATTGTCAATCTTCGGTGAGATCTTCGGCGTCAAGGTCAAGGTTCGACTAGATCATGTTGACGTGGTTTCCGATCCAGAACTCATCAAGGAGTGGGGGTTCAACCCGGATGAAGTTTTCGAGGTAGTGGTGATTACCGACTACAAAACCACACAATCTTCCAAGCCGGACGATTTCGGGCGACTCGCCTTCAATTTGGGCTACTATCTCAAGATGGCATTGCAGCGCGATCTGTTTGTGAAGACCTACAACGAAAAACGCCCGGTAGTTGTCAGACTGCTAACGCAGGAGAAAAAATCACCGTTTGCTCCGCTGGCGTTCACCCTGACCAGCCAGCAGATCGAGATCGGTCGCAAGCAGTATCAAAGCGTGATTCATCAGTATGCGGAATGCGTGAAGCATGATTCATGGCCATCATATGAGTCAAACGCGGCGGAAGTCGTTTTGCCTACTCCGCAGTTTGTGAAATACATGTTCCAGGACGTATACGGCACAAATAGCTAAAAACTGGTGCGCGCTTGTGATATAGTGCGCATTACCAATCAGGAAAAGGAAACTTTATCATGCGTACATCTGAAAAATTCACCACCATTGCAGCCGCATTAATCAAAGCAAAATCTGGCTTCGTGGCCGCGAAGAAAAGCGGGAAGAACAACCATCTTGGGAACACCTATGCGAATCTTGGTGATATCCTCGACGCGATTTCCCCGGCGCTGGAGAAGAACAAAATTATGGTCATTCAATCCATGATGGATACGAGCACCGAAAAGGTGATGCACCTCGAAACTATGTTTTTGCACGAAAGCGGCGAGTTCATGGCGTTTCAGTACAATATGCCGATCAGTAAAACCGTCGAGCAAGCATATGGTTCAACAACATCTTACGCCCGCCGTTATGCGCTGGCAGCAGCGCTCGGTATCAAGCAGGCGGATGATGATGCAGAAATTACGAAAATGACACCTAAAGACTTCAAAAAACGCATTGACGCGTGCGAAGATCTCGAATCGCTTCGGGAGATCTATAAGCTGGCGAAACAAACGTTAACGCCTGCGGAATGGAAAATGACGGAAGACGATATCACCAAACGCCAGGCAGAACTGAAAGTCACCCCGGCGAACGGCTTTAATCCTGGTAAACCGCAAGAGGTTGCTAAACGGGAGCCTGAAAAGGTAGAATCAAAGCCAGAACCAGAAGCGCAAGATATCTCATCTTTCAACTAATTTAACCGGGCGGGAAACCGCCCCATAGGAATGACAATGCATGTTGTAACAGGTGTAATCCGAAAAGAACCGTACATCAAGGAAGGCAGCAATAATAACGGGCCGTGGAAAATGTACGCCGTAGACCTGTCGGAGCGAATGAAGATCCGCAATCGTGATGGCGAGGACGAAACAATTTACACGAACTACCGCGCTGTTTTCTTTGCCAAAGAAAATATGATTAATTGGTACGATGAAGCGCTTCAAATGAATAAGGTGATCAGCGTCACCTGCCGGACGCTTCAGATCGTTAACCGCGAGCACAACGGCACAATTTACAGCCACAATGAAATGATCATGCCGCAACTCGAATTCAGCCAGCGCGAGCCTTCGCAAAGCGGCGGCGGTAATCAGCAATCCGGGTGGGGGCAGCCTCAACAACCTAAAGTTCAGCAACCGCCAAAACCGCAAAACAGCGGCGGTAATCCAGGAATGGATTTCGATGATGATATCCCGTTCTGATTTAACAAATAAAGGAGCCGAAAGGCTCCTTTTTTTTTCTGTTCATTGATGCTATTATCTGCGTTACTCAACCAACCAAAGAGGACTAAAAACATGGCACTATACAGAGAAGGCAAAGCGGCTATGGCCGCAGACGGAACCGTTACCGGTACTGGCACAAAATGGCAATCATCGCTTTCGCTGATTCGCCCCGGCGCGACGATTATGTTTTTGTCGTCACCAATTCAAATGGCCGTCGTAAACAAGGTGGTTAGCGATACTGAAATTAAAGCCATCACCACAAAAGGCGCTGTCGTAGCGTCTAGCGATTACGCGATCCTGTTAAGTGACTCACTTACCGTTGACGGTCTGGCGCAAGATGTTGCGGAAACCCTGCGCTACTATCAGTCGCAAGAAACTGTAATTGCGGATGCAGTAGAGTTCTTTAAGAACTTTGATTTCGATTCCCTGCAAAATCTTGCCAACCAAATTAAGGCAAACTCCGAAGCTGCTAGCGCAAGCGCTACGGCTGCGGCTGCGTCTGAAAGCTCCGCAAAAACTTCAGAGACCAATGCAAAGGCATCAGAAACCGCAGCGAAGATCTCAGAGACAAATACAAAGGCATCAGAAACCGCAGCGAAGACATCGGAAACCAATGCAAAGGCATCCGAAACCGCAGCGAAGACCTCAGAGACGAATGCTAAATCTTCTGAAAATAATGCAAAAACCTCGGAGACCAATACAAAGGCATCAGAAACATCAGCGAAAACATCTGAGATCAATGCAAAGGAATCCGAAACCGCATCGAAAACCTCGGAGACAAATGCAAAGGCATCAGAAACCGCAGCTAAAACCTCAGAAACCAACGCAAAAGTGTCAGAAGTGGCTGCTGAGGCCGCAAGAGACCAAGTGCATCAGATCATAAATAATGCCGGAGAACAGTCAACTCTGGTGGTTCTGGCGCAGCCAACTGGCGCTGGAAAATCTGGATTATTGCACGGAGGCGTAGTGCAAGATTTACAGAATTTTCTGTCCTTCGACATGTTCCCACACCTTATCGACAACACTGGTGTTGAGGATGCACATGACGGGATGAAGTATGTCTGTGAATTAGCAACATCGCTAGGCATTCCTGTTATCCAAAAAACTGGTAAATTCAGACTGGGAAGGGGTGATGGTAGCGGGTCAATCCCATATAGCTATAATTTTGACTTAGGTGGGGCGGAATTAATCATTGACCCATCCTTTACTACATACGATGGATTTACGGCGACAAACCCTGTTGCGCCAACGATACATGATTCTTCATCGGATCTTGTAGGGCTAATCAATGCGTCAACGTCCCTAGTCGCGCAATCTGCCGTTATTAATGGTCTTGTAAACAATACAGACTACGATGGACAGACGTTGTTTATGCGGAGTGAAGAAACTAAGCTCTACAAAGCCAGAGGCGAAGACGTTTATTGGCTACATGCCTGCCGCCTTTCACATTATGGGAGGATGGATAACACCTTCAAATATAGCACAGCGTCTGTGGCAGAAGTTATTACGATGCCTGGTAGAAATGCGATTACAGAAGTTCATCTTCCTGACCTGGACTTCTCTGAAAACGTGAGTGCATTGCAGGTATTCAAATTTAAATACTGTACCGGATACAGAATTAAAGGTGGTAGGGTAAAGCTACGCAATGCAAACAATACACATCAAACTGCAATTGTTTCTGTCCAATATTCAGATGATGTTGAGGTTGACGCGTTTTCAGATGTTCATCCACAGTATGGTTGGAACGGTGCTACCACAGGACAAACAATTTACACAAACTACACCTTTAACTTTTATATGGTTAAAAACTTCAGGATGAAGAACTGCTACGCTCAGGGATATGGATGGGGCGTGGTTGGTGGTGGTTATTCGTGGGGTCTTTATTTTTATAACTGCGACTTAAACAGGTATGACCTCCATGAAGCGGCATTTGATTATGCCTTGATTGATAAATGCCGGATTGGGAACTACGGTGTAGTTGGTACATTCTGCTGTTCTCTGTGGATACGGGATTCAAAATTCGTTTTTGGAAACCAGACACAGCCAGAAATTGCCAACTCGAACTACCATAACTGTCTGGTTGGATCGCGACCAGATTACGGCGGATGGGCCGATGGCAATCTTTACATAGAAAACTGCGAGATTGATGGGTATTTACTTGATTCGTCTGGTATAAAACCGGGTATTGCAATGTTTAAATCTATGGTTAGCGCAGACGCTGCGATTGACACGGACACTTCGTATGCTGTTACCCCTCGATTCTGGCGTGATATTGAAATTGATGGGTTGCGGTTTAATCGTAATGGCCCGAATGTCCAAAGTTTAATCTGGAACTCATCACCTGAACGGATTATGTATGCACCACGTAGCATCAAATTACGGGATTGTGATTTTAATAATACTGACATTTTAAATATTCAGCTTGAGCGATTTACCCCTGACCCTGGCAGCGATAATACGTCTGGCCCGTTAGCGGTTCAGCATCACCCGTATATTGAACTGGAAAACGTTGAGAACGTAGTTGGTATCGCAATGCCAGCCGCCGCCAATACCTCTTACTGGAATCCGCAAGTTGTGTTAAAGGGGTTTAAGAACACTAAAGCTGGTATGGCAAAACCATATTTTGCCACCGCTCATCGTGGTAAATATACCATCGACGCTTCGTGCGACATCAAGCAGTTTGCAACGGCTTATGGTGGGATTCACTCAAGCCTGGGTGTTGTTGTAAAATTCAACGGCGCAACCATCGGCGATGGCGTATCAACGCCTTTAGTTGTAGGCGCGGCTGGGGCGTATGTTGACTCATGGTCGGCGTGCGGTACGACCTTCATCGGCGGCTATTCAGCATCATCGCCAACCAGCGATAACTTGCTTATAGCTAGATATGTAAAAATGTCGTCGTGCCTGCTTCTCGACTCTTCATTCTCGACAATAAACACAATAAAATTGAATGGCTCATCAATACAGAAAGACGCAGACACAGCAGTTAATATTTATGTGCAGAACGGAGCCGTTATTGAGTTAGCACACAATGCAGACTCAACAACAACTATGGGGCAGATAGTGGCGACAACAACAGGGACTCATGTTATTCCAGTTTACTCAACAGACGTGACGCCAACACCAAGATTTTCTAGGATTTCTATGGGTTTACGTGGCAATCAGTCACTAATTAGTTATATAAGAACGACTGCTGATAACATTCCAACAGTTAGCATGATTGTTAAATAACGATGCCACAATAATGGCATATGCAACTATTCACACCAACTACGCCCTGCAACGGTTAGCGTAGGACTAAACAATAGGAGTTACCGAAGAAAACATCGACATTGTTGATATATGACATATCAAGCACATCAAGACAACAAAAGAAAAAAAAAGGGGCCATTCGGCCCCTTTTCCACATCTATTATTCATATTAAAATAAAGCGCCCAGCCGGGCGCTTTTGTCACTAGACTACTATTCTATTTCCTTTTCTGTACGCCGATATGTACGCCCTCTCTCTGATAAAATAATATCACCAAGAGCGTGGTGGTGAATTGCTTTATGCTACCACCTCCCACGATCCGGAGCCTCGAGACATAATGCAGTAACCAGCCTCAAGGGCGCTGGTGCCAGTCCCTCTTACGACAATCTCAACCAAAGTATCCTTCGTGTTGATGCCCGTCGCAACACCTACAGCAGTTAGGCGAGCACGGGTTGATTCCCCTGCATCTCTGCCATTATACGTTTGAGAAGATACCCTTACGCCATTAACATAACACTCAACGATAACCGAGCCAGTCTTGTCGCCAGCATCCCAGCGAATTAGTCCGAGAATTGCGTAGTTTTTCCCTCCTTTTTCACTTGAATCATGGTGCACGACGCGTGATTTCCATGCCGACCCAACTCTCGTCGGGAATGGCCCCATTGCCGCGATATCTCCCACAAAACTATTTGCTTCAACCGAGCCGCGGAATATCCCGTCGGTTGCGTCGATGGTGCCATGAAATGAACCGCTATCAGCCTCAATGTGCCCCCTTACAGTTACGCCGCTGAACTCAGCATTCCCGTTTTTGTCTATTGACCATCCTCGACTACCTGAAACATAGTTGTTTGACTGAATGACGTTACCGATTTTCGCGTTGGTAATCGAACCGTCCTGAATAAGCGCGTTATTCATGAAAACCTGGTCATTCTGCACAACAAACGGTAGCGTGTAATCACCGGATGCCGCATTGCGGATAATTGCAAATCTATCAGCAATAAACAGCACCTGCGAAACAATGCTCCCGCCCATTGCGGTAAGCTGTAGGGCCATCCCGGAATTGTATTCCTGCCCGTTGTACTTCAAGCCTAACTTCATAGTGTACGTGGAACCGACGCCATTAACGTTTGCCCACGAGTCGAGTTTCTGATCTAGCGCTGCGGAGTTTTGCCCGATTTTGGCATCTAGTGCCGCCTCGGACGTTGCCCGCGCCTCGCTTTCATTTGCAATTGCCTGATTAACCTGTGTAAAACCAGCGTTCATATTGGTTTTTACGCCGTCAATCTCAGACGCAAAATCTGCCTGCAACTGGCCGATCTGCGTCGCTCGTGTCTCGCTCTCATCCGCCAGCGCTTCATTAAGGATCGTGATCTGCGACGTGATATCTTCATCAATCTGCGCTTTAAGCTGCGTAATTTCAGCCGCCCGCGCCTCAGACTCATTCGCAATCAGCACGGTAGTATGCGCGATCTCAGCCTTCCTCTTGCCGTTCTCCTTGCGCATAACCCTGACGTCTGCATCATTAGCCAAAGCGTTTTGAATAATGCTGTTCGCGTAGTCATTGAGTTTTGACGCGCTATCCTGCGCACTCTCCTGAAGTTCTTTCATCGCATCGCTGTCCAGGATTTCATCCAGGATCGCATCTGTGATTATGTTAACGTCAGTCGACGACATGCCGCGAGCGTAATCAGTCCACGCTGAAACGTTGCCGATACGGTCTACGCTTCGAGCCTTATAGAAGTTCACGTAGCCAGCAGGCAAAATTGAATGCCAGTATTCAGAAGCCGGGTAAGGAATCAGGGTAAGCAGGCTTGCATCCTGATCGGTTCCGCTTTGCGACTGGTAAAGTTCAATGTATGCCGTGTCTTCCGCCCCTTCCGGCATGGCCCACTTAACTCGAATGCCGAAGATCTCATCGTCAGACGCAAAAAGGTTAATCGGGCCTTTTGGCGCTCCGACTTTCCCGGTCAGTGTGGCGGTTGCCAATTCAGACCACGGAGACGCTACATTCCCGCCGCTAATGCACCTAACGCGGGCCTGGTACTCGCCAGCATAGATGCCTTCGATATCAACCTGCGTTGTCGCAGTGCGCGGAACGTTGTTCCAGTTACCTCCATCCTTGCGCCATTGCACCTCGTACAGTTTTGCATACTGCACAGCAGACCAGCCGATCACCATCGTTTCGACGCTCATCCCCTGAACAATGCGGGAGAATGAGCTAATCGTTAAGTCTTTCGGAGCGCCCATTGAATCCGGGTCGACAACCGAAGTTGGTCGGCCATCGGTAATTACCCCATTGTCGATAGCGTCATACTTGTTCGGATCGTACTGCGTAGCCGTGATGGCAAAGGTGAATTCGTCGTCATCACTACCCTTTTCAATCCTAGTTACTACATACTGTTCCGCTGCAAGCTGATCGCTCTCGATCAGGAATACACTGTCCGGCGCAACGTCAAAATTAAATCCCACGTTTAGCGTTAGAGTTTTACCATCCGCCGAAACGCTGGCGATTGTGCGGCGCACAGGCTTGCCGTCGTCGGTATTCAGGATCAGAGTGTCGCCAGCCTTCGCGTCGCAGCGGTAGGCCAGGAACACCTGCACGCCAGATACCTCCATGACGCGGCCTGATAGCACCAGGTTAAAGGCCGATTGCCAGTGCGGATCTGCAACGTAAATTACATCGCCGCAAGAAGGAATCATACCTTCCAGGCCAGTAGAAAACGAAACGGTTGTAGCGCTTAGGTTCGTTTGCAGAATCCAACGCCCACGGCGGTTCGCCTCCGTCCTTCTGGTACACCCGATCGCTGTAATGCTCGTTGGGTTGTGGCCAAATCGCATGGCTGCATCCGGGTTGAATACTGGTTCAACATCCTGTTCGTACTGGTTTTCGTCGTCGTCGAACATGACGTTGCAAGATGTATACATCGTCTTTTCGCTTGGGAACGTCCGAACGAACACACCGTCAACGACGTTATCAGCCGTGAACAGGTACACCGGATCGCGCGGCTTATCGACGATAATCGAAAGGCTTTCCCCGTTGTAGAACGTCATTCCACGGAACGCGGAACAAATATCCCTTACCAACTGGAACGCCTCAACCTGCGATTGAATGATTACATCCATCAAATAGCGAGGCTCCATCCCGCCGCGATTGTCCGGCACAAGCTCATCACAGTATTGCGCCACCTCGTACAGCGACCACTTATCAACCGGAATTCCTAACTCACGCTGGTCTAAACCATAGCGCTGATTCATGATCAGGTCATAAAGCACCCATGCCGGGTTATTGCTCCACGCCCACTTGAAAACACCGTCCCACGTTCCGGAGTACGTGCGATTAATCGGATCGTAGTTGCTCGGAACCTGGATAATCTTCCATTTCTTTTTGAGTGAGATAGTGGGGATCTGGTTCTGGAACAGATCACTATCGAACTCAACGTAAAGCATGGCCGTTAACGGGTAGCGGAATTTTGCATCAATAACTTCAGCGTAGGATTCAACCCGGAAAGCGTCGACAACTTTCACCCCGTCAGCGTCCGGCGTTACTCGACTAACGCGGATAAGCACCTGAGACGTGAAGTTTTGCGGCAGGTTAACGCGAATGCTCCGATCGTAACCGCCAGTCGTGTTCTTGCCGTCAATCTTGCCAGTTAGGTAGGTCTGATAACTTGCACCATCTACCGCCATCTCGATCTTGTACTCAACAACCGATCCGACCATATCGCCGTTATCTTTTTGAGTCAGCACGCGCGGCCATAACAGGCGAAAGCGAATAGCAGACAGATTTTTGTTCGATACGGTAAGCGTATAAGGCGTGTTGTGAGTGACTTCACGAGCAACCTGGAACTCAGAGCTTGATTCGCTGAAGCCCTGGATGTAGTCCTGCGTTTGCGTGCCGGGGCGGAACTCTGCAATCACGCCCTCATAGTTGAATGTTCCATCATCGTTCTGAACCGGGACGCCGCCAAAATGCAACTGCTTCAGGCTGAAGTCGTTAACCACCTCGCCATCTGAAACAGCAAGCAACAACTTGATCTTATCTTTTGAGATCAGGTTATCTGGCATTTCTACGGGAGTACGCGGCGAACTTGAGCCACCCTTGCGGGCCTTGATATTAGTCATCGTTTAGCCTCCTGTTAATAGTCTAGCAATTGTACACGACAAAAAGCCCGGAGGCTACGCCCCCCAGGCTAAAAAGCGAATGGCTTAATTAGTTGTTGTCTTCTGCGTAAGATCCCGAACCGAACAATGCGCCGCCAGCCAATCTGTAACCGTATGGTAATTGGATTGGATAACCTGCCGCCGTGGTGTTAATAGGCCCGCCGAACGCATAAGATGGCTTGTTCTCAGGTGATTCGCTTGCACGCATGTTGCCGCCCATCTGCGGTGCGATCATCTGCATTACGCCACCCAAAACCATTGAGCCGCCAGCCATAAATGCAGCCGATGAAAAAGCGCCCATAGCCGCCAGCGAGCCGCCGCCAGTAAAGAAGGCCGCAACCATAATCGCCGCTCCGATAACGACCTGCAACAACCCGCCGTTCTTTCTGGCTCTTGGGATCGGGATGATTCGAATCTCCCTTGCCACGGCGAAAGTAGCAAAGTCGTCCGTGCTGATTGGTTTTCCGTCTGCGATGATGCCGAAGCGCATGTTTGAACCAACTTTGCTCTGCATGAAAGGCTTAAACCCTTCCACCTGGTAAGACAGCGCCCGGATACATTCAGCAACCGAATCAACCGCAAGTTTGTGGAATACGCCGAACCGACGTCCCAGGGAACCAGAAAGTTTAATCGTCTTTGTATGTGATGCCATGTTTAAGCTCCTTGTGCCTGCAAATTAAAACCTTATGCTGCTCGTACCATCCAGAATAGATATCCCGGCGAGACAGCTTGCCATAAGCATGATGAAGGATGTTGTTATTTCCAACGTAAATCCCCGCGTGATTCCACTTCTCCGCCTGAAGCTGGAAGATGATCATATCGCCAACTTCAGGCTCGCCAGTGTTTTCAATGAACCCGTCCTCTTGCCAGTAATCCTGGTAAAGATTCTCTTTGTATTCCGGCTTCCACCATTCGAACGGTACTCGCCGATCTTTTAGTGTGACGCCGTGGCGCTTGTGAAAATCCATGATAAGGCCATAGCAATCGTAAGCCCCCAGCGCCCAGGGTCGGCCAATCAGCTGGCGGCGCTTCGGCTCAATGATTCGCATATCGCCTTCCGGGATGGAGACGATAACCCACGACAAGCCAGACTCATCGCAAAAGCACAAATCTGTGGCGCTTGGTGTCGTGGTTGCCCCGTCGCCAGTATGCGAATGAACGAATGCGATCGGCTCGCCATCCATTGCCGCCAGCGCATACTGCGTTTCGTCCGGCATTGACTCGTTCTCAGGATCTGGCGAAACATTGTCGAGTCGGTGATATTTTTGCACGCGTGATTTTTGCGTTACCAGCCCAGCGCATTCGCGCGGGTATACTTCATTCGCGTGCTGCATGATCTGCATTTTAATCTTTGGAGTTAACATATTAGCTACCACTCTTCAAAGTTGCTGTCGCACAACCGCCAAAACTCAACGGTTCATTTCCAAAACGAAGCCTGCAAGAAGATACCAGGCCACCGCAAACATCCTGCGACGGATCGTCAACCCTGTTTCCTAACTTGTCGAAATATCCGTTCTGCCCGTTGTAGTCGCAGCCTTTGCCAGACTTGTACCACCCACGTTGCGCCCAATAGCAAACGGTTTGCGTCAGGCGGGCCGGGATCATTAATCCGTCCATATCAAACACGGAGGTTAATTCGAACGTTGCCTTTTGCGGGTCGACTTGCTTTGGTCGCTCAATGTAGTAAACAAATCGCCTAAAATCTCCCTCTTTAACGCTGCCGTCGTTTTGTAGCAATTCATTGACCAAAACCCATACCGTAACTTTGGCTTGCATGAGGCCGTTGTAGGAGCGAATAAGAGCACTCGCTTGCGCATCAATATTGCTAACCGTCAGCGTTGGCTTTTCTACCGTGCCATCGCTCGACATTGCGATCCCTCCAAGGCCGAACGGGCGCGGGCCGTACTGCTCGCCGCGAAACGTGATCATTTTGGGCTGAAGCGTCCCTCCGTTAACCGCTGCTAAAAGCTCCTCGGTTGTATAGGCGACGTTCTCATTATGGAATCGGTAGACCTGCCCGCCGAACTTTGTGGCGTCAATATCAATCAACGTTAGGATCTCGCCGGGGAAAAGTTTTTGTAAGCAGTTAGCAAACTCTTTTGAAACATTGGCTGTCATCGTAAGCCCTCCTCTAGTTGACTCCAGATCATAGGCCAAAAAAAAGCACCCGTAAAGGGCGCTTTTTGATTATCCGGCTGAAGTGAAGCGTTCGGCAAACTCCGCCGTAACCTCAAATACCCCGCCACCCTGCGGGGCAAGGTTAACGGAGTCGGAAGTTACGACGAATACACCCATTCTTCCATCCGGTGCCTTCCACACAAAAGGCTTTGTTACGTGCTCCTGACAGAAGTTATAAACCGCTTCCCAATCCGAACCTCCATAAACGATCGGAACCGTCCTGCGCTTTGTGTTAATGCCGCTCGACGCCGTTTGGATGTAGCCGTTTCCGAAACTGATCGAGCGAATGTTATTGGAAACGGCGACTTTTGCCGCCCCTCCTTGGATTTGAGTACACCATTTAAAGGAATCCACTACTACCTCCTCGTTTTCTCATTGACGAACTTCGCAATGCGCCCGTTTTGGCTCAAAGCCTCGGTGAACATATCGTTCACGATCTGCCTTACGCCCTGCTCCATCCCTTTGCTGTCATGATTGGAACCCATTGTGATATTCACATCACCCATGCTAAATACCATTGCAGCCGATGCCGCCACGTTACCGCCGTTTGTCACGCCAGATCCTGAAGAACCATTAGCGCCAACTAACCCGCCAGTCGCATAGCCTCGCATGAGTTTATACAAGTTTTCCGGCCCTAACCTTTGCGTCGCCTCCTTCGTGAAAACGAATTCGCCACCATGCACAACGCCTTTTGGTTCATACTTTCCGCCGTCGCCAGTGTAACCGCCGTTAGCGAATCCACCCATGCCAGCAAAGCTAAACGCCGAACCACCAAATGCCGCCCTCATTGAGTTAAACAGCGCCATTTTAATCAACATGCTAGTGATATCACTAATCACGCTTTTTGCAAAATCTGCAAAGCTGGCTTTACCAGTAAGCACAAACTGAGTGATTGAATCAGCCATGCCGTTAAATGCGCTGGCGGTAATGTCTTGCATGTTGCCATACAAATCATTCACTTCATCGCCGATGTTATCTACCGCGCTACTAAATCCGGCCTTCCAGTTTAACATATTGGCGTCTTGCTGATCATAGAATGCCTGTTGCGCCGCCTGTGCATCCTTGAAAGCCTGATCGTCAATGCTTCCGCCATTGTTAACGTAATCAACTTCGTTCTGTTTGAGCGCGTTGTATCGGCTGGCTTGTTTATCACCCATTCCGATTGTGGCTCTCAGTGATTCCGTTTGCTGGCGGTACTGCGCTTGTTTCTTAAGTGATTCATCAAGTAGCTTGTTTGCTCGCTCCTGTAGCAAGATCTGATCGCCTAACTCGGCTTTCTGTTTCGCCTTCTCCAAAACAACTTTCTGATTCGCTAAATACTCCTGTTCCGCTAGCGTTAACTTTCTCTTGCCTTGTGCTTCCTCCAACACTTGGATTTGCGCTTCGGTAGCCCATAGCGATTTTCGTTGCTGCGAAATGGTGTCGTTAATGCCTTTGTGTTGCTTCAGCATTTCCAACTGTGCTTTAAGCGTGATCAGATCTTTATCAAGCGATTCCGACGCACCCTTGACGATTGGCGATTTTTTGCCACTGGTGCCGGATTGCTTTTTCTTCTCGGCCTTTTGCGCTTCAGCAACTGCACGCTTATTAAGTTCAACTACTCGCTCAGCCTGTTTGATAGACTCTTTGTCACCAAACGCCCGCGCTTTGTCGAGTTGCTTTTGAGAGTCTACCAGCGCCTTTTGCGCCCCGGCTACGCGGTCAAGTGATAGATACTGCTTCTCGATCGCCTCCGTGGTTGTTCTTACCTCCTTTTGGTATGCCTTTTGAGCGCCAGTAAGATCACCTTTTAGCGTCTTAGCCATTTCACTTGCCACAACACCAGGATCGATTGCGCCACCTAATGCAACGCTCTGTTTACCCTTGTTCGCTCCGGTGTAGTAGTTCTTCGCCTCAATAGCGGCTTCCGTCCACTGATCTTTAATCCCGGCAATTTCTAACTTGTGCTTTTCGATCTCCGCGTTAATGGCGGTGAAGTCGCCAGAATCCTTATACGCTTCAACGTATTTTTTCGCATCCTGGAAGCTGATGCCTACATCAAGCATTTTATCCATTGCTTCTTTCGCGCCGTCTTTCGTCGAAATGAATGCTTTGGATACTGTATCAGCCGTTTCCCCTGAAGCCTCGGCAAGCGCCCGGATGTTTAATGCCAGCTTGTCGGCATATTCCCCGGTCAGCCCTAAGTTATCTTTTACCGCCTTTTTCGACTTCTCGATCTCTTTGCGGTTTTCCATAACCTTTAAGGTTAGCGCACCCAGCGCCAGCGCCGAAAGTCCGATCGTCACGTTTAACGGATTAAGGTAAGAGATTAACACCTTAGCCGTGTTAGCGATGCCGCCGAAACTATCCTTTATTTGCCCGCCCTGCTGAATAGCAACCATCCAGATCGGCATCCCTGAAGCAAGAGACGTTACAACGTCCGTGATCTGCATAGGTAATTGACGCATGGCTTGCTTGTACTGACCAGCGCTGATACCTGCAATGCCCATAGCATTTGCCTGTTTCGTCATGGCTGCTTCTTGCGCCTTCAGGCTGGCGATAAATGGCGCGGCCTGTGCTGATACACCCATTTGCGCGGCCTTCATTTCCAGGAGTTCGGCGCGTGTTTTTCCGATTGCTGCAACCTGGTTTTCAAGACCTGCGACAAAAGCCATACCCGCCGCCGTCGCTTTCTCCTTCGCCACCGCTTCAGCCATAGCCGCGCGGCCTTCTTCCGTGAGTGCTGATTGCTGGCGCTTGAGTGATTTCGTGGTGGATTCGATGACAGCACCAAGGCGAAAGAATTCTTTATCGGGAACAAGGCCCAATGACCATGCGCGATCGAGTTCTTCTGATGCCTTACGCAAGCTAGCCATTTTTGAGATCGTAGGATCGATGGCGCTTGCGATCTTGTTGAAGTCCGTTCCGGTCTTCTCAGTTTGGCGCTTTTGTTTTTGCAACGCTCGGTTCATTTCTTCAGTCTGCGCCGTTGCTCGCTTCTCAGAGTCGGCGAATGACTCAAGGCCAGATCCGGTTTGTTGGCTTTGGTTCTTAAGTTCGGCGAGTGAGCGTACCGCTTTATCAACCTGCGACACGTCAATGCCAAACGTCAAGCCAGCTACTTTATCAGCCATATTAGCCCCCATATGAAAAAAGCGCCAGTAGGCGCTTATTTGGATTTCTTGTAAATCTCTTTAAGGTATGCACCCTCTAAGATTTGCAAATCAATTAATGCCGCTTCTCGATTGTCGATTTTATACAATTCAAAGAGCATAGGCAATGTATTATAGTCAAGCCCCGTTGGGCCATTCATCCCGATTCTCCATTGCGTTTGCATGGCCTGGAAAAGTTGCCAGCTTTGCGCCGTTTCTTCGTCGAAGTGGATTTCCTCTAAATCTGCCTCATAGTCAGATCTGCGCAATCCATATTCTGCAAGCTGGCGATCAGTTAACTCAGGCTGAAGCGTGAGATAAACGGCCCGCTTTAGTTTTTTGCGCGATGGCCAGCCAGCGCCGCGATGTAAGTTTGAGGAATGGCGATCACAAACGCCGGGTAGTTAGCTGCAACCCACTTGATGTTTTCATCGTTGAATTCGTCTTCCAACTCCCAGCCGGAAGCCATTTCCTTGATGAATTCCAAATTTGTCATTTCATCGCGGTTAATCATTTCGTTAAGATCTGATTGTGAGACGTGCTTCATGATTAGAACGATCGTTGCTTCTTTGCCGTCTGGCGTATTGAAGTCAATCGGCAGCGGGAAGTCGGGACGCTTTTCACCAACTTTGATTTTGAACTTTGCCATTTGCTGAATCTCCTGATTGGTAAGTGTTGAATGTATTATGCATAAAAAAAGGCGAGGCACAAGCCCCCGCCATTTAATTACGCGACAACCGGAAGGAAGACGTGCGCACCTTTAAGCGCAATGTTAAGCGTTACCGTTTCCATCTCGTTAACAGCCGTGGAAGGAATGTCATCGAAAGATGCAATTCCAGACCAGTAACGAACCTCGGAAGCTCGCGGGATATACATGTACATCGCTTTCGCCTGCTTTCTGGCGTCGGCTGAACGCAACACAGGGTAGATCGCGTTACTGTAATCGTGCGCAAACGTGTAGTTAAGCGTCACCGCCGACTTGTAAGTAGGTTCGGATTGCTCGCGCTCATCGCCAAGGCACTGATAGTTATAGAACTGCTGTTCGTTGCCGTCTTTGCCTAAATCCTGAATGCAAGGCAATTCGACCCAATCAGTGATCACGCTAACGTTACCAGTGGCCGAGCCGCCGGGATACTTGTTCGTGTCGGAGGTGTCGAACTCTTCCAGCGTTGCCACGCCTGCTGTCACTGCTTTTACGCGAGCCACCTTGTTAACGAAGTCGCCCCAGGTGCAATCAGTGAAGATCACGATATCGTTAACGTCGAGCGCACCATCTGTCACCGTGATTTTGGGGTTTTTCACGTCGTTTGTCATTGCGGTAAACGGAATCTCCGCACCGCGAGCCTTCTCAAAGAAGACCTTAGCACCGTTTGGTAAATGCATGTTGAATACTCCTGTTTGAATGAAAGTTTTACACCGCCATTATGCCTACATATTTCCAGGCTGGCAAGAAGTTATAAGCGCCGTGAAGATCCGCTAGGTGGATTGATAGCCGTTCTCCTCCACACTATTGCATCTTACTGTGAACCGAACCGGGAAGAACCAACCAGTTTCGTGCCTCTGCACGCCGGAAACTTCCGCCCATTCGCTAACATAAACTTTATTAACAGAATCAATGATTTCACCTTCGGGGAAATATTTTGCAACGTTTTGCGCAATGAGCCTTGCGGAGTCGATTCCGATCCCAGGCTTAAAGATAACGTCAATCTGAACCATCCCAATATAGACTCTGCATTTCCTTGAGATGTCAACCGATCTTGAGTACGCCTCGACGTAGGAGACTTTAAGGTAGGTCTCACCGCCAGCCGGGGGTCTAAAGTCAACGTTATCTCCTGCAACTACTAACCCGTTCTCGGCGGCAAATTTAGCCACTGCCGCCTTGCATTTTAACGCCATATCATAATGCATTTTTCGCCCTCGCTCGCTTTATTGCCTCAGTAACATAAACGCCCAACCGGATCGCAACAACGCCCATAACGCCATTTGAAGCCTGCCTTGAATGTCCGTATTCCAGCGCGTTCGCATAGATTAGCATGTTACTGAACCAGATCGAAGTGATCCCAGCACCTTTTGCGTATAGTGCAATGTTGGCTTTGCCGTTCTGGATTGTCTTTTCGCCAGTTTGGTCATATGCGTTAATCGCGTAAAGCGGGGCGCGGTTAAAGGTGATTTGCCAGTTACCACGGAATCGCCCTGTATCAACCGGAGAACGCATCACAAGGTCTCGGTGAATATCTTCACACGTAAACCTTACAACGTCTTCCAGCGCATCGCCAGCGGCCTTGCACCACGCATCAATCGCACCTGTGAACTCCCGGATGGTGTAGTTAGCCATAAGTCGCCACCCTTCGCAAGACAGGGCGGTAGGCAACAACGGTTCCGGTAGGTTTCACCGGGCGAGCGTTAACCACGCGATAGCGCTCCCCATCGACGTCGATTTCGTCACCTTCCATGATTAGCACATCATGAGTGAAAAACCCGCGCTTATCGCCAGCGAGGATGGTTTCGCCGTTAATGTCACGGTCATTAACATCCCTGATCGCTCCCTTGATTGTCGTTACCACCTCGCCAGGAATGATATCTTCCCCGGTTTCCTGATCGATTCCGCCGCCAGCGCCTTTTGTGTACTTGTTGAATACGCCGTCGGCATCGCTGAAGAACTTGATGCCAGCGCTTGCGCGTGACTGTATTGCTTTGTAGTTCATTGCTGCGGCCTCTTAATTTCTTTTCCGATCAGGTACTCACCAAGTGAGTTAATGCGGGCATTGTTTAGCGATAAAGATTCGATAAGTTCCTGGATGTCAAAGCTATCTATCTTTCTACGATGCACAGTGCAATTAACTCCCCTACTGGTAATTAAACCGAACCCACCGCCTTTTTTCTTGAGCAATATCTCATACATTTTACCCCACGGTGTCTGTCGTATTTCCTTCCCAGAGCTGTCGGATGAAATGCGGTCGAACGTTTGCGAAAATTCACCAGTCAGTGAAAAAGAGGAAACTCGCTGTGAATAACTTTCCACACTATCTCCCTCTTGCTTCATCGCACCGTCAAGCACCATTAGATGAAGAGTGTATAGCGCAAGCGCCTTGTAATACGCATCGCCAAAACGAGAAGGGCTTACGAATTCTGATGCCAGGTCAATCCATGCAGCGAGAACCTCAACCTCAACGGATTTCATTGGTGGCGCTAAACGCTGCATTTCAAGCAGAACGTAATCAATATCTTTTAGCATTTTCAATCTCCTGATATGAAAAAGGACGCCGTAGCGCCCTTTATTGGTTCTTGTTACTCCGCGCTAGTAGGCTGCACGATCTCTTTCGCCTTTGCCTTCACTGCTGCGATGTATTCGCGCGTGCGTTTCGGATTGTCGTAGAACTCGACGCGGCCTTTGAAGATTTCGTGGCGGAAGCGGTCGATTTCGTTTTCCGGCACTTCAAAAACCTGCTCATAGACGTAATTTTTGCCTTTATAGCGAATTGCACATGCACCAACGTTTTGTAGTTGAACAACCTGCGACGCCTGTTCGGCACTGGTGGTTTCTACGGTTTCTGCGGTTTCTACGGTTTCTTTTTTACTGGTCATTGTTAATGCTCCATTGGTTTACTTTAGGTTTCAAATTAAAGCACATTGTAGAATGCAATGCAATAAAAAAGCGCCCGAAGGCGCTTTTTGATTAAATCCCGGTGAGAATCGCAATAGTCAGCGGGCGGTACACGATGAGACCAGTGCATTTGGAGGTGCACGGAACTTTGAAATGCAGGTCTTTCGGCTGCATCGGCAGCATGTTGAACCGCTCAGGGATCTCGATGCTCATGTTCATCGGGTCTTTTTCGTATGCCAGCACGCCTTTGGTTCCTGCGCCGTCAATATCTTCCAGCTCCGCCATCGCCGTAATGGTGATGTTCGGGTGGTTCTTGGTGAACCAGGTCAGATAAGAGTCGCCGCTAGTGTCCGGCATCTTTTTCGTCAGAAGACGACGCTTAGACGGAGGAATCACGATATTGGTCGCGTGATGGCGGCCAAGCGTGGTTTCTTCGATCATGTTAAGCAAGTCTTCCAGATCTTCGAATGCCTTTTCAGCCGCTGCTGCATCATTACCCCAGGTCGCGCTGGCGGTCATGCGGTTAATGTTAGGCTGGTCGAAAATGCTCACGATGCCGTGAGGCGCGGAGCCTTTGAACACCAGATCGTTTACGAGCGTCTCATGACCTTCGCGGGCTAGAGTTGCTTTGCGATCGCTCAGGCTGGAACCCAGCGCCGCGCCAGTTTTAATTTCGTCGATGGAAATAAACCACGCGTTACCAAGGCGGAAAACTTTCCCGGATTTCTCTTTTGCCATAGCTTCAACGGTTGGCAGATCGTCGGTGTAATCGGCGATAATTTTCGCAGAAGTTACGCCATCGAATTCGAGCCACTCAAAGCGTCGGGCGGTCGGCGAGATCTCGGTAGTTACCGGGAAAAGCTCAAGTGCGCTGGTCTGCGGGTATGCCTGCTCATACTGACGATTCAGTAATTGAGTCATCTGCTTAACAGTCCAGATACCGTAAGCATCCAGTTTTGCGGCATCGACGCCCATGCCCTGCATTGCGACCTTAATTGCACTCTGTTCGAATGCATCTAATTTCATAGTCATATGAAAAACTCCTATTTATGTATTTGGCTTAACGAGATGAAGAATATCACGAATCGTTAAGCCGTCAAAGGTTTTTTTCTGGTGCAAAAATGGGGCCGAAGCCCCACCACTTATTATACGCCAGCCGCAGCCACCGGAGCCACCGCACCCTGAAGCACCTGCACTTTCACCAGGACGGTTCCATTTGCGTTTTTGGTGTATTCGCCAGTGTGTTTGCAGCCAGTTTTGATAACCCCGGCATTACCCTTCGCTACGGTGCCATTGGCGGTAAAGGTGACGAAGGAATTAAAGACGCAATCTTCTTCATTAACAGTTGCGTCTGCGACAGCCCAAATGCGGCCATGAGTCATAACGTTAACTGCGCTTTCGTCGTCATACTGGCCTTCAGGCGAGTAGGCTTGCGAGAACTGCGCGATGCCAACAATGACGTCGCTCGCTGCGGTTGCTGGTTTAACGACCTTGTGGCCATTGGAAACTGCGCCAGTGGAAGCCACCAGTACGCCAGCTTTGATATCGCCTTCAGCAACACAAGTGCCGTCGATATTGTAAAGTGACGTATCAGCGATCTGCCCCGCTACTGCAATATCACGCTTGCGGGAATAAGAAGCTGGAATCTGTGCCATTTTGAATCTCCTGTTTATTTGGTCTGGTAGCGGCCCGAAGGCCGAAAATTATTAGCGGCGGAATTTTGCCTGCGGATCGATGATTTCGGTGCCGTCAAGTTTCGGTAAGCCGCCTTTGTCTTTTTGCTCGCCATCTTCTTTTTTGCCGAAGACTTTGGAGCGATTGCCAGCCATCTTATCAGAGTTGGCGATAAAGTCAAAAGAAGCGTCGATGTACGAATCTTCTTTGTCAGACAGATCACGACCGTCTACCTCTTTGATGTAAGCAACCTTCATCGCCTTAACATCCAGGCCGTCGCACTTGACGCCAGCGGCAGAAACCACCGCGATAACTTTCTGTTTTGCGTCTTCGTCGGCTTTGATTTTAGCAACGCGGGCGGCAACTTCATCTTCAATGCCATCAACTTTGGCCTGAAGCGCGTCACGCTCTGCGGTGATGCTAGTTACCTGACTGGTTGCCGATGCAACTTGCGCGTCGAGTTTGGCAATGTAAGCGCCTACGTTATCGGCTACTTCAACATCTACGCCATCAATTTTAATGATCATTGTTTTTGCTCCTTTGTGGTTTGAGTCGTCATCATAGGGGAATTCTTGTTCGCTATCAAGATTTAATTTCGCAATCCCGGCACGACCACGGAAAACAAGCGCGACGTGATTCACGAGAATCTTCGTTTGCACCGCATCAAAGCGAACCCAATCAGAGACGGAATCATTTTTCATCTCTTCGAAGTTTTCCGGCAGGTCTTCATCGAAATAATATTCGCCAGTTGCGTTATTGCCCCAACCTTTGCGATCGATATCGACCGAAGTGTAGCCCACGGATAACTCAGCCGCTACGCGCTTTTTGGCTTGCTCGATTGACTCTCCGTCGTAAATCATCACCGGAACAAGAACGCCGATCCCATCTTCTTTGCCAGCGCCGGAACACGAGCCAACGACCAGGCCTTTTGCGTTCTGCGCATTCACCATCTTATGACCCAAAGTGATCGGCTTGCCCTGGTATGAAGCCAGCGATTCTGCGTCAAACACCTCAGAACGCGGGCGGAACTCGACGCGCGGCCCGGTTGGCGTCTGGTACGTCTGCGCACCGATACGCGCCACGATCGGAGTATCAACCAGAAAGCCGTTCTCATCGAATCGGGCCTTCATCTTTACCGTGTCGAACCTTTGAACTCTTTTCATCATGATACCTCTACATTGTTAAAATCTGGAACCGCCCAACAACGGCAACCGTACTCTTCACCGGGGAAAATGCCGTCACCATTAACGGGGCGTCGCTTACCTTCTAGCTTGATATGGCTCTCGCGCTCGCGGTCGTCCATCATCCCGAACCAAAAGTAATGCGATACTTTAGCATCTTTTAGGCGCTGCATCATCAACATACTGTTAAAAGTTCCGATGATTCCGCTTGCCCGGTTGCGCGACCAACTACCATAAATGGCGTATCGGCCTTCGATGATTTCATCGATCTGCTGGCGAGACTTGCCAATGTTGTTGGCGGTTCTAACTTTCGTCGTCCAGTCAGCAACGATATCGCTTGCTAACTTCCTGATCGACGCTTCGGCGGAATCCTGCCACTTTTTCAGCGCTTCCTGATACCAGTCTTCATACCCGCCAGCGCCGAATTCTTTAAGGCGCATAACTGATTCGTTGTTCCGCCCGCCAGCCGCGATCGCAATTGCAAGCCACTGCTTAGAATTGAATCTATAGATGGTCAACCCAATGGAGGCAAGAGCCGCAATTACGGCAGAAAAGAACACGATGGCCGATTCGCTGATATCGTCTTCCGCCTGGCTGATTTCCTCCGCCGTGGCATCAAACTTCAGTCGGTCTAAGCGATCCCGCATTTCTACCACGAGATCGGTTGTTGCGTCCTGCATGGAGCGGGATAACTGCCTTTCACTTGCCTCTGGATATCTCCAAGTTTTAATTGCCGTGATTTTCATGAAATTTAAATCTCCTTTCCGCTCTAAGTCTTTCCGCCTTAGCGTCAATGATTGTGCAAAAGTACCCTAGAAAGATGGTTTTTCTATTAACCATTATCTCAGCTCTGTATTTACCTCTTGGTGCGTACCACCTTACACCAACAACGCCGCTCCTGCTATTTGAAGGTTTAGATCTGTTTTTTGAGTTTTCTTTTTTTGTTACCAGTCTAAGATTACCTATTCTATTATCAGTCCTATTATGGTTTATGTGATCTACAACAAGGCCGCTTGGAATTTTACCTTTATGCATTTCCCGCACTATTCTGTGAGCTTGGTACTCCTTACCGTTTAGCTTTATTGAGATGTACCCATTAGACACTCTCCAGGCGACGCTGCCAGCATTTACGTTACTCCTCGACTTAGACCAGTACAGAACCCCATCTAAGTATTTAAGATACTCAGAAAACGGGGGCGAACCCCCATTTTTATCATTCATCATCCGCCTCCGTGTTGTTTAAGATCTCCGCGCTTTGCGTGCTTCCTGAACCACTAGCGCGATCCGGAAGTTTTTTCTGTTCCGGCGCGTTGCCTTTTAGCTTCAGCTCTGGAATCAGCGCCGACAGAGTATCACGCGCCTCGGTGGCGTCAATAACCTGGTCGGTAACGAGGCCGCGAGCCGCGTCGGCGTTCTTCTGGAAGATATCCGCTTTCTCAGCATCGGTAGGCAGCGACAACGGTTCGAACTCGACGCTGTATTCCTCCTCAGTTACGATGAACTGTAACAGGAATTCTAACAGCGGCTTGTAATCGTCATTGCGCTTGCGGTCAACAAGTTTGTAGAACGTCTGTAGCGCCGTGTTCTGGCTTGCGCTTACGCCACCAGTGTTTTTGTTTTTTAGCACGATCTCGTGAATACCTGACAGGGCGACAATCCGATCCATTTTCGCGGAAAGGAATTCCGGGATGCCTGAAATATCGGAGTTGATAACTGTGTACTCTTCGTCGTCCGCATCAATGCCGATCGTGTTTCCGACGCCGGAATTAGCATCAACCTGCGCCATGCGCAACCGGGCGGCGTACTCGCCTTCTTTGTCGTCGCAGATTAGCGCCAGGCCTTTCGCCTTCCAAACGCCCTGCTGCTTGCGCTTCAGTAGCTGCGTTGCCAGATATTCAGAATAGTCGTAGTCAAGAATCGCTTCAATGATCGACTTGTTCAGCACCGAACCACCAGCGCCATTGTTTAGCTGGCGCACCTTGTTGGTTACTCGCTCGCCGTCGATGTAGTGCATACGGGTATAATGCACCTTGAACGGTTGCCCGCCGTTTAGCGGCTTCACCTCGTACATTTTAGGCTTTCCGAATCGTGGGCTTCGTGGGCTGGTTTCCTCCTCTGCGACGGAAACGGAATCATGGTCGTAAACAACGATCGATTCGAGCGGCTTGCCCCGCTTCGCGGCAGACGTCAAAGCACGACCATCGTTAACCATCGCCAGGACGTAGGAGCCACCATACAGCCGCGCCCAGCAAAGAGCATCGGTGATTTGCGGCTCAAGATTTAACCCGTCCCATTCTGATTGGAACTTGGTGTTATCTGAAATTCCGTTTAGCTGGAAGCCGGGAGCTACCATCTCTTCCGGGATCACGTCAACGATTTTCTTCGCCATGCCGTTTTCATGATAGAACTCTTCAACCTGCGACATTGTTCCAAATCTCGCCGCGATAGACGCAACGGTAGATGCATATCCAGCAGCACCATTAAAGATTTGATTATAGTCGTCCATCTTAATGTTATTCATATTTCAACCTTGTTTAAGTGTGGGCCGTCAGGCCCACATTATGTATTAGCGACCCAGCTTTTTCAATCCCGCAAGTCGCTTCATTCGCTCTACCGGATCGTCGCTCAGGTTCATTTCCAGGTTTGCGGCGTCAAACACGTTGTCGCAAATATCATCGTGTGGATGAGAATCGTCATATGTAAACGCGCTCATCTCCGCCTCAAGCTCTGCAACGAATGGGTGATTGTCAGGCAGCACGACACGCCCACCCTTGATGATTGGTTGTGCATCCATAGCGCGAGTGACCTTATCTTTATCGCGCTGCACCGGGACGATCTCGCCCATGCCGTTTACCGCCTTCGTTAAATCCTGGATTAGACCCGTGCCGCTCGCCTTGTCTTCGATGTAGATCCGGCGAAGGTTTCCGCACTCCTTGTTCCGACGCCAGCACTGCTTGATGAATGCTTCGGACTGAACGCGGAGATCTGGCGCTTCCCATTTTCCGCGAATTCCGTCAATGAAGTAGACGCGATCCCGGTACTTGCCCCAATAGCACATTACGGAGTAGTCGTTTAGCTCCTTGACCTTCTGCGCGGTGTCCGCCGTGATGAACGTATATTCGAACTTGTCAGGGCGCGGCTCGTGCGCCTTGTCGGAATCGCCGTAATAGCGCAACCACTCCGACTTGAACACGTTACCACCCAGGGCGATTGGCTCCTGCTGATACTGCGAAAGGAACGTATAAAGATCGGCTTCGCGTAGCGCAACCAGGTTCTCGATTGATTCGTTCTCCTCCCAAAATGACCAGTATTCCACGCCGTCAATGACCACCGACGGGCCGGAAAGCACGTCGCGCTCGAACTCAGGTCGCAACCAGTCAGGGAGTGATTCGCCATATTCCCGCGTTACCATCGCCGGAATAACAATGCGATCGAAGTCGATGGCCATCCCTCCGCTCATCATGAACCAGGTGGCATCCTGCGCGTGCAATCGCTGCTGCACGGAAAGGATTGGCGTTTCGTCGCCATTCTTCTTCTTCGCTCGACGTGATCGAATGGTGTTCTTCAGCAGAACGTGGTTTTTCTCACGCTTCACCTTAGAAAACATATCGCTCGGCTTATCTATATCATCAAGAGCGATTAGGCCGCTAAACCCCGGCATCATGTACCCGCCACGCTTACCGACGATTTGGCCCCCAGACGAACGGGAAACCATTTCCAGCCTTACGCGGTCGTTATCATCCATCACCTGGAATTCATCGATCTGCTTACGCCCGAACTTTGATGGCCATAGCTCCTGCCACTCGCCAGAAGAGAAAATCTTAATCACGCGATCCGAGTTGCCTTTTGACAGGGCGTCACCCTGCGAGATCTGAAGGTTTCTAACCTTCCGGCATTTAAGATACGCATACGGCGCGAGGTGAATTGAAAACACCTCCGTCTTTGTGGAGCCTGGCGCAACGTTAACGATCGTGCTCTTGCGCTTCCCGGCGATAATTTCATCAACCGTGTGGCAAAAGTAGGAGTGATGCCAGTTCCACATCAGCTTTTCGCCCTGAATGATCTGGAACCAGATTTTCAGGAACAGCGAAAAATTGCGCGTACTCAGCGCCTTAATTGCCAGCTTATCGGCTGGCAACAGGTCTTCCCAAATGATCATTTCGTTCATATCTTACCCTTACAGCTTATCAAGAATATTGGTCACTGCCTTCTCTAACTTCTCTTCGGTGATCTCGTTCTTATCCCCGGCGATAGCGTCGATGTTCAGCACTGGCGGCTTATCGATCCCCATCTCTTTTCCGACGAAAGAAGCGTTAATCATGCCGACGGCAGCAAGCTGGAATTTCTGCTCATAAATCACGGAGTCGATGAACTCCATGACGGGAGCATAGTTGGGATCGTGACGGTAGCGCCCAAGCGTTGACTGGTTCACGCCGCAAAACAGGCTTAACCCTGTTAGCGTAAAAATTCGAGGCTTGTTCACTCCCCACTCGTTAACGTCGCCCTGAAACGTTGCCGTCTCCGCAGCCTTGATTGCGTTATCTTCGGCCCACTGGAAGTAACGCTTTGCGATATCAAAAAATTGTTCCGGCGTCATCTCTGCCGTGCGCCCTAGTACCACGCCGAACTCCTTTTCATATAGCGCTTTAAAGTTGCCTGCAAAGTGCGATTTCGTTACGCGTTTTCTACGTTCTTCAGACATTTTGTACCCTCCTTCTATGTTGATTTGCGAGTATATCAGATCGAGGGCATAAAAAAACCCGCCGAAGCGGGTTCTTTTGTCATATCATTTTGTTTCGCCGATTCAGCGTCTTCTGTAGTTTCACAAATAGCTCACAGTCAACATACGGAAGCGGCGAAAAAGCAATTCGTTTTGCGATACCATCCGGATCGCCAATTTTTTCCCAACGTGCCGTTTTCTTATTGTACATCATGGCAGCAAACGTGCCTTCATGTACCCGCTTTGAAAGTCGCTCGACAAGGTGAGCCGCGCCAACATGATAGCCTATGAACAGCATTAACAGTGCAATAAACAGAGTTAACATTGATTGATTTCCCTTATGTAGTTGATATTGATTTTATGCGTATCCAGATTAACGCCGGATTGCTTTTTTGCTTTCTCCACCGCGTCTGCGGCGTCGTTCGCCTCAATCGTCATGCTGAACTCTTGAATGCAGGATTTGCAAAAACCACCCATTTTTCTTGCTGTGAGCATGATTTTATATTGCATCATAACCCCTTTGTAAATGCCCCTAAGCGGGGCCAGACTTGCGGATGTTTACCGCCTCTTGCGTCTACGTGGTTCACGTTACCCGGTCAGCGCGATTGCGTCAATAGGTCACTGAATCGTTTGGCTGTTTTTTATTCATACTCGCCATCCCTGCGACCGAATCGGCCTTCCAGGTAGCCAGCTATCCAGATAAACTGGCCGCGAGTAACCAGCGTGTTGATTTGCGCCCAATGTTTATCGATCATCTTAGCGGCGACCTGATCGTAGGTCTTCTTGTCCTTCTTGATGGCGTCTTTTGTTTCTGCGGCCATCTGCTTTGCTATGCGCTTCACGGCGTTGTACTGCGCTTCATTCAGTCCGAACATTTGGCCTTCTCCCATTCCACCAAGGTTCCGCGAGCAATGAACACTTCAACACGCAGCGGACTATTGAAGTTTTTGTAGATGAAGATGAACCCTTTTTTGCTATCGGTCTCCACCTGCGTAACCTGGAACGCCAGCGGCTCGATTGTGTCGACCGACTCACTCATACGGATACCCGTAATCGTTGCGCCAATAGGCATATCTTCGACTTTTGAGTATTCAGGCATACAATCGCACTCCTTAAATTTGCGCCCGCCAGAATGGCTTACAGGCGCTTTAAACGGTATTCGATTTCGTTAATTTTTTACGTGGTGGCAAGGTTCGCCATCCTTGACCTCGCCCCACGCCCGGCGCTTGTTCCGTTCCAGCTTTTCCGCCACCGCTTCAGCCAACTGCTCATCGCTGAATCCGGCGCGGCGGGTTGCATCCCATACCAACATGAGGATATCGGCGAACTCGCTAATGTCATCCGGCGCTTCGGCGGCTTCGATCGCCTCTTTCGCCAGGTGCTTGAGCGGCCCGACCGGCCCGACGTTACCGAACTGGCGATCCGACCATTCCGCGTGCTGCGCCAGAATATTGGTGAACGGGTCTACCTTCACTTCAGGCTCCGCACGCAGGCATTGAAAGTCGCTCCACGTCTTCGGGTTGTGCTGCATCTCACGCAGGCTCGCTAACGCGCCGTTGATATCCATGCCCTCCGGCCAGTTCACCTTGAACGCTTCAGGCTTGCGGAAATATTCGACAAGATCGCCACCAAGAACGGTTTGCTGCATAATCGCCTGCTCTTTGGTGTCGCAGATGAGTAGGCGCGACTTGCGCCCCTCGTTGGTTCCGATAGTGTAGGTCAGTACCCAAATTTTGTTGCTCATTCTTCCACAACCTCGCATTCGTCTGCGCTTACGCTGATATTGTCACCAGCCTGGATAAACTCGCTATTGCGCGGAGCGATCACACAGTAGGAGCCGTCGTTGAAGTGGCCGTCGACCTCAAGAACTTCGCCGATTTTGAGGCCGCATTCTTCCAGGGTAATTGAGCCGTCGCCGTTAAGAGTGTCTATTTTGGTGATTTTGATTTTCATTGCTGTAACTCCGTTTCGTTTCGATGGGGTAACTATACCAGCTTACCCCTGATCAGTTTTAGCAATTCGTGCTATTTGCTGGCTATCCACTTTGGCACACAAACGCCATCTCACCATTTAAAATTGCGGGAAATAATCACGCTGCCAACGGCGGAAAGTGTAATCCAGGGCCAGCAAAGCACAGGATAAAGATCTTCTTTGTCGGTAGAATCCGCCGATTTCAGGAAGGCCCGCATGAGGAAACAGCCGCACGCATACAGGGCCAGAATAAGAACCACCAGGGCAATAATTGCGTAAATCATGATATTTTTCCTTGTCTTTGATTGGGTTGCCATGCAGCAACCCCGATTCGTGTTTGTGGTTCGTGCTATTGCTGGAGCTTTGCGAAAGCGTCGGCCATCATGCGCAAAACTCGCGCGTGATCTTCAATGTCATAGCCAGGTTCGGTGCGCATGATTTCCCGAACCTTCTCGATCGTGGCGATGGCCGCCTGAAGTTCACCAGTCAGGAACGTAACCTGCTGTTCAAGCTCCGCGATTCGTGAGAACGGTTCACGCATGAATGATTCGCACGATGCATCACTAAGCCCCCAACCGATTCCGGCGCGAACGACGGCATTTAACAGCGGGTCGGCGTCGTCTTTGGCGTGATTATCGGACGGGATCAGGTCAACGATGCAGGCCAGGCTAATAAACCCATCCCCGATGGTTGCCGCGCTGATGGTGAGCGACTCGCGCTTGCTGCAATCATCGATCGGATGCTCGATATCGAAGTGATGGCCGCCAAGATGGTGAGACGATCTTGTATGCACCGTATACACGCGCCCTTTGTCGTCTCTGACCTTGTGAAGCAGATCACCAGAATAGTTGGTGAAGGCAGTTGCTGGGTAGCGCTTCCCTTTGGTGAATCTTGCGAAAACATTTACCGGGGAATCGACGGACGGGATCAGGATGATTTTTGGTTTGTTCATGGGTAATTTCCTTTGTTCGTTGGTGTGGGGATAGTATGCACCATCCCCGGACGTTCGTTTTAGCAATTCGTGCTATCAAAGGGCGTCTAATTCCGCCTCAATGAATTCGTACCACTCGTGGCCGTTTGCGGGATCGTGTTCTGTGCCCGCTCTCTGGTCATTGTTGGTTTGGTCATTGGCTAACCCCACTTCCAAGTTCTGCGCAAATAAATCCTGCTATTATTGTGCTACAATGACCAGCAATGAGCGCCCATGTATGAACGTCAATATTTGCCGCTACCATGCTTATCGGAGTGGCTCCAAAGCCGATGAATGCAATAATGAGATAAATTTTCCAACGCTCATCCATTATTCATCCTCCACATTTATTAAATAAACTTAATATAATACGCATCCGATAAGGTGGCGTTCACGCTCGCGGGCCGCATTGACAACCATGAGTTTTACTGTTTTCATTAGCGGATCTCCTTCACATGGTGGGCTTCGAGAAGATTGGTTACTTCACGGATGCCGCAGTCCTCGAATTCCTCTTCTGCCCATGCCGCCACCCTTAATCTGGTAAACCCGGCGTCATCGTCGATTGCGACTTCAATAACCTGCTCGCTCGAAAGCTCGATGTATGCGCAGCCGTAGGAATTAAGTTCTTCCAGCAGTGCGATTAAATTGTCGTTCATTGCGTTGCTCCT